AAAATCTCCTTTCAAAATGAAAATAATTAAAAAATGGGTATGGGGAGAGGACTCTCTTTTTTTTGGTTATTTTTAATTTTTTAGACCCTGGATTTTAAAATTTTTTGACAACTTTAAGATCAAAACTGTTTTTTTAAAAATCCAAATTCCAGAGTCTAAAAAATTAAAAATAACCAAAAAAAAGAGAGTCCTCTCCCCATACCCATTTTTTAATTATTTTCATTTTAATCGATAAAATACTACATATATGTTTGTTTTTTTAAAATATCGACATAAAAGAATGGGGTGTCGACTTAGTTTTTAGTCGAGAAAACTAATTTTCAAATGCGTAAAGCGTGTTAGTAGTAAAATGACTCGATAAAAAATAAATTTTAGATATTTTGATTCATATCTAAAATTTAATTATTGTTGTGAATTTGTATAATAGATTTCATATGATTATTTAAAAATGGATATACCAACTCCATAACAATTTTTATATGCCATGTTGGGTTAATAATAATGATGTTAATAAGATTATTACTAAATTTATTTGTAATTAATTTAGCTAATTGTATACCAACATTTATTTCTAATAAATGTTTCATACTAAAATCTTCACCATCAAATATCCACACCCATTGATTATTATTTTCTGATAACACACCATCATAATGTTCAATTATACCATCTGTGTCATTGTATTTAGTTGCTTTAGCAGGACATGTATAATAATAAGTAATGTTATTTATTGTTCCCATATTCTTTAATGAATGACTACTAGGGTCATTTTCACATATATTACATACGTATGGCATATATAAATTGTTAAGAGATTTAATTTTTACTTTCAACATGACAAATAGATATTTTTGACAATAATAACTTGAATTCTCTCATAGTTATTCTTTGTGATGGATTTAAATTAAATACTCCTTTAAATATTTCATTTATGATAAGTACATCCTCTTCACTTACTTTTAATCTGTAATTATTTGGATTAAAAATATTAGGTTCTAATTCATTATCCTTAAAATACATATAACACCTTCCATATAATTCATCCTTTAATCTGTGAGCATACTCCCATGGCATACAATCATAAATTAAATTGTATAAAACTACACCACAACACCATACATCAACTTTATCAGGCATATATTCAAGTTGATTGTAATATTCGGGAGGGAAATAACCCTCTGTTCCACATATATCATAGGAATAGGTATAATTATCATCTTTTCTAAATTCAAAAGATTGTCCAAAATCAATCAATTTCACACTATTATTGGTGGTATCAAGTAGAATATTTTCCAATTTAATGTCTCTGTGAGCTACACCAATATCATGCATATAATCAAGAGCATCTAAAACATAATAGAAATTTGTTAACAAATACCCTTCATCATTACAACCTTTTAAATTGAGATAGTCTAACATATCCATACCAACAATATGTTCCAACATTAGTAAATTAGCATCTTCCTCAATATCAATTATCTTCATGATGTTTGGATGGTTTAATCTTGAACCTATTTTATATTCATTTAACAACATGTTATGAACTAAATTATATTTTCGAATCATATCTTCCTTATTCCAACAACCAAAATTAGTATTCAATTCTTTAATTACAAAACATTGATTACATTCTTCAAGTGTTGTGTCGTTATGACAATGTTTACATTGGAATAACTTAACAACGGCGAAACCTCCATGTCCTAAAGTTTTTTTACAAACAGCAGTTTGAAGATGATTTGAATTTTTAAAGTTAAAGTGTCTCATTGTTACTTGTCTATTTTAATATAAATAAATAGTTTTTCATTTTTTAATTAATTATGCTTGAAATTCTTCACAAATACCGGACCAACTACATTCTAATTCTCTAAGGTCTCCTAAATATGCATTTGAATAGTCAGCTTCTTTAAGTCTTTCAACTAAAAGGTCCATAACTGCAAAAAGACCCCTGTATCCACCAATTTTGTAAATCTCTTCACCTATTTCACGACCACGTTTTGCAAAAACGACTCTATTATAAGAGAAGTCACTGTTTCCAAACATTATATCAATAATTTCTTCAATAAATCTGTTGTACATTTTATGTTTTTTAATTCAATAAACATAAAATTTTAATTCAATTTTTAAATAGTATCTTTACATATTCCTATAAACTCTTCATAATTAGATTTATGTTCTTCTTTATTTAAATTTTTATACTCTATTTCTAAACGATTTATTAATCTAAATGTAGGTCCTATGTTAGCTATAGGTACAGCATAACAAATACCGTTTAATATACCACTAAGACATTTTTCAGCAGTTAAATTTTCTTTGTCTTTGCGTATATTTGACCTATATCCTCTTGTAAATCCGTAAATTCCCATACCACTACAAAATGCTATATATGTTTTACCGAGAAACGACATTTGTATTTACATAGATAATTTTAAATTTCTCTCAACGAAATCCCAGTTTATTATCTGAAACCAATTATTAATATATTGTTCCCTATCATTTCTTTCATCAATATAATATGCATGTTCCCATACATCTAAAACTAACAAAGGTAAATATTTACAATCAGTTAAAGGATTATAAGCATCATGTGTGTCAATAATTTCTAATTTAGATGTTTTTAAATTTTTAACTAACCATATCCAACCTGATCCAAAATGATTTTTGGCAGTATTTATAAATTCTTGCTTGAATTTTGCATATGACCCAAACTGTGAACAAATTAATAACATTAAATTTAATGACATTTCTTTATAATTAGGTGTCATACAATTCCAATAAAATGTATGATTCCATACCTGAGCCGCATTATTATAAATATCAGGAAACTCTTTTAATATATTTTTAGTTAATAAATCTGTAAGACGTAATGTATCTTTGTTAAATTTAGTCATCTTGACTAATTTATTTAGTTTATTTACATATATTTGATGATGTTTTGTATAATGGAAAAATATGGTTTCCTTACCAATATATGGTTCTAAACTATCCATATCATATGGAAGTTTTTCTATATTAATAGGGAACGGACTGAAATTATATGTATTATAATTATAACCCCTTCTAGAATAATCTATTAATTGATTAGAAGACTTACATCCCAAAAGTGATAATAATTCATCCATAAATACAATAATATTATATTTATAGAAAATAAATTGTTGAGAAATTTTTAAAACCCAAACAAATATTTAAAAAATGATAAGAATGACATAATAAAATCCCACAAGAAATTATTCTCATTAACTGTTTGTAATTGTGTTTCATCTTGAGTTTCTTCTTCAGATGAATAGTCATCTACTTGAGAAAATTCAGAAGATTCATAATCAACTAATTCTGTATCTGATGTTTCTTCATGTTCACTTTCAATCTCATTTAATTTTCTCTTAAATCTTTTTCTTAGACTACCATGAACTTCTAAAGAACATTCTGAATTTTCTGAATTTTCTGAAGTGGTTGTTGCCAATTCTTGTTGAAACTCTTGTAATCTCATGTTTAAAATACGACGCCACCATCTTTGAATCGTTATTGCAGCATTAGTATCGATTACTCCTTTAGGAGTTAAAATTGTAGTTGGTGGATAATCCAAAGTTGATGTCGAATTTCTTCCGTCTTCTGAAAAGTAAAATCCCATTTATGTTTATATATAAACAATTTATTTTTAAATTCAATTTAATTTTAATTAATTTATTTGTCTATTGTATAATAACAAAAATGTCAGTTGCAACTCCTAAAACTAACCCTGAGAGACGGGTATATAACTTGCTCCCCGACAAACCAGATGAAAGGGATATTATGTTTAAAGCAGAAAGACTATTAGGTACAGAACCAGTTACATTACCACCTCGTTATGATTTAAGAGTTACGGGTGCTGTTCCACCAATTTTAGACCAAGGTAGTATTGGTTCCTGTGGACCAAACCAAATAAGTAATTCTCTAAGATTTTGTTTAAGAAAGTTAAAAGCACCAGTTGATTTTCAACCATCAAGACTTTTTATTTATTATTTTGCTAGATTAACAGATGGTTCTCCATTAAATGAAGATACTGGTATTACTATCAGAGGAGGATTAAAAGCTGTTCAGAAATATGGAGCATGTAGTGAAAATAACTGGGGATATGATGTTAAAAAGTTTACAGAAAAACCAAACGACCCTGCAATCAAAGCAGCTCAAAATCACATCCCAGGTTTTAAATACATTAGAGTTCCTCAGAATCTAATGAATATTAAACAGGCATTATTTGGTGGATTCCCTATTATTTGTGGTATCCAATTATATACATCTTTTGAATCTCCTCGTGTTAAATCATCCGGAATAGTCCCCATTCCTAATCCTCAAAAAGAAGCGCTTCTTGGTGGTCATTGTGTAGCTATTGTTGGATATGATGATGTCAGACGAACTTTTATTATGGCCAATACATGGGGTAATTGGGGTAACAAAGGTTACTTTACTCTATCTTATGATTATATTATGAATCCTAAACTAGCATCTGATTTTTGGATTGTCACATTCTTTAAATAATTATGTCCTTCTTAAATTATTAATCTTTTTAGGAATAACAGTTACCATAATACTAATGTAAATTAGTAATAGACACATAACAGATACAATACCAACAATAATGTAAATATATGGTAAAAGTTGCGCAATGATGTCCTGTGAAAGTTTATCTACTGTCAAATTAGATAGATTATCTAAATTTTCTAAATTCGGAATTGATGACATTTATAATAATATCATCAATTTTCTATAATTCAATTTTCTATTATTCAACCCAATTTAATGTTTTAAAAATACAGTTATTGGGAAGTTACCATATCTATACATATCAGTAATATTAACAATGTTATCTGTGTCAATAATTTTTCCTCTTACTTTACCATTACTATAAAGAGTGTCAACTTCAATCAAATTACCATCAAATATAGTTAGTTCACTATCATTTTTTGCTCTGTAGTCAGAAATTGCTGGTAGAATAATATTTTCTGGAATATTAAATTTGCCTTCAAGACGAGCACTAGTAAAATATGACTTCAAGATATCTGGTAAATTTTCTGAAATAGATAACAATGTATATGAACTTTTTTGATCATCCGAAAAATATGCTTCAGTGTCTGTTTCATCCATAGAATAAATACTTTTAGCTTTTGTTGGACTAACTCTCATAGGAGATGTTGCATTTCTTGGAACATATTTTCTAGTTTTGAAAATATTACTTACATTACTACTAGTTGTACTTGATGGAGTTATAGTTGACGGACTTACCCCACCCATAAATGGATTAAATGAACTATCACTGGAAGCTGGCGAAACATCATTTGGTGTAAGTGTATTCAGTTTTGTCTGAATTACTTGGATTTGTTTAAGTATTTGAGGACGAATTCTAATATCAGCATTTGCAAACTGATTAGTTAATTCTTCTAATTTAACTTTTAATGTATGTTCCTGGTTTAAATCATCTAACAAATCATCAATTTTCTTGTAAATTTCTCTTTGTTTTAAGTTTTCAGATAATTCATCTATTTCTTCTAAATATTTGTCAAAAATATTGTTAGTTTTATCTGAACCTTTTCCAGTTTGCATACTCATATAATTTTTTTCAATAAATTTTATAACATTTTTGGGAATATCTAAACGTCTATCCTTTATTGTTTTAAGAATTTTATCTTTTTGTGTTAGAGAAATTTTATTTTTAGATTTTGAAATCACATCTAATAAATACTTTATAATATAACAATATCTACCATTCCATTTGTTAATGTCTTGAGTATATCCAGATTGTTCAAGAGCTACTTTACATAAAATCTGACTATGACCCTTACAAATATTTAATAATTTAGGGTTCTTTTCACATGCCTCGGCTAATGTTTTGATATTTACTTTAAACATTTATATTATAATATACATATAAAATAAATTACTATAAAAAAAGAATTAAATCTCGTTATTCATCTTCATCTTCATTTTCGACTTCGCTTCTAGGTGTATATGGAGGTGGTGGGTCTTCGTAAGAAGGTAGAATTTCTAACTCTACGTCTAATTTAGGTTTTAAACAATTTCTAGCCATACGATACATTAATATACTTGTCCAAATCATTAGATTCACAGCACCAATCAATATAATCAATTCCATTATAATTCTTTTATATTTAAATTTGTATTTATGTTTAAATTTAAATATGTTTTAAAAATAATGTGGACCATAATCACATAAAATTTCCTTTAATGGTCTAATATTTCTTGAAGCAATCATATATACATGTGTCTTTCCATCTTTTCCTTTACGGGTATCAAAATAAGCATTATTTCTAAATTTTGAACCATGAGAATCGTTTGCATTTCTAACAATTGTACTGTTTTTATCTAAACCATCCCAACATTGAACATCTTTTTCTTTTTGACCTTTCTTTTGTTCATCACAGAATACATAAGAGTAATTAACATCTTTACCTTTACCGTTTCTGTTGTCTAAACGACCACTCTTAACTTCCATCCACTCTTGAGAGTATTCACCAATAATATCATTCTTTTTAAAACCCAATGGTCCAGCAAATAAACCATTACCACCATTTTCAATATTTGAAGGAGCTACAAATAAGTTTTCAATGAGTGTTGTATGAATATGACAGTATTTTGGATAAATACCAATATGTAATTTACATCTTCTATTTGTTTCTGGATCGATATAAATGCACCTTTCATGACCAGGTTTTGTTTGAGCGACCTTCTCATAATCACGTCTTTTTGGCGAAGGACTGAATGGTCTTTTTGCTGTCTTAAAATTTGGAGAACGATACTTCTTATTAGGGCTTTTGAATTTTCTTAAACGGGCACCACCACTTTGCATTGTAATATAATATATTGTATTAAAATAAATATTTAGAATTACGATAATCAAAATATTTATTTATTGGTTTAATATAATGAAATTAAAGGTTGGCAACAAATACACCCTTCAAATAAAAGGTAAAATATTACATGTTAAATTATTTGAAATAGACGAAGAGTTAAAAATCCTCTTATTTATATATTTAACATCTGTTAAACCCTTAAGTGCTGATATAATTATAGATTATAATGGTACATTAAACGATAATCCAGAATTTTATACAGGTGAGAATGATATTGTTATAATCAAAGAGGGTATCAAAGGAAAACAAACATATCATCAAGAAGAAGAACCTAAATCTAAAAAGTCTAAGTCTAAAAAGTCTAAGTCTAAAAAGTCTAAAAAGTCTAAAGCAGTCAAAAGAAAGTCAAAGAAATCTAAAACTGTTAAAAGAAAGTCAAAGAAATCTAAAACTGTCAAAAGAAAGTCAAAGAAATCTAAAAAGTCTAAATCAGTCAAAAGAAAGTCAAAGAAATCTAAAACTGTTAAAAGAAAGTCAAAGAAATCTAAAACTGTCAAAAGAAAGACTAAATCAGTCAAAAGAAAGTCAAAGAAATCTAAAACTGTTAAAAGAAAGTCAAAGAAATCTAAAACTGTTAAAAGAAAATCAAAGAAATCTAAAACTGTCAAAAGAAAGTCAAACAAATCTAAAACTGTTAAAAGAAAGTCAAAGAAATCTAAAAAGTCTAAAAAAACAAAAACTGAACCCAAGACCTCTAAGAAGAAGTCAAAAAGTTCAGTTTAAGTTCAAGGAATTAAAATATTAAAAAGTGTTTTCTACAACATGGTGAATATGATTCATTTGCGCCGACTAATACGTTTCCGTTAGAAGAAGATTCATGATTAATTAGTTTAGTAAAACTTGCGGGTGTTCCGTCTCTGCAATAAACACATAATGCTGATAATTTAATAATTTCATCTGCTAAAGGTACTAATGAAATTATCTCACCTATAGGTTTCATATTAAAATCGGATGACAAACCTGCTACTATAAACATTTTACGAGTACGTATATAGTTTAATTCTGTATGAACAAAATCATATAAATCTTTATAAAATTGTCCTTCGTCTATAATAATAATATCCGCATATTCATATTTTGAATTAAAGAAAGAATTTGTTTTTAGTTCTTTTAAATCTGTAACCATAATAGCAGGAAATGTTTTATTGTCATGCGTTTTCATAATACCCAATCCTTGGTCGTTAATTTCCATATCTTCATGTCGTTCTTTATCTAAAATACTGTTAATAACAAGTATTTTATCAGTTATATATTTCAAACGATTGATTTCAGATAATAAAGTAGAACTTTTGGAACTAAACATAGGTCCAATAATTAGTTTAAGATAACTCTCATTAAATTGGTTTAACATCTGTAATTAAATTGAAATGAGAAAATAATTTCAGTTTTTGATTGAAATTATTTTCCATGTATATAGTAATATGTATCTATTAATACTTGGTATTATCTTTATATTGTACTTTATAAATACATCGAAAGAAACTTATGTAAATAGTCATTATAACCATAAACGTTTACCGTATAAACCAAAAGAAGATATATACATGACATTTTTAGGAAATTTAAACGACTCTTATAATAAACATTTAAATGAAGTTAGCAAGGATTCTAATTCACCTATTAGACAAAAAGCCTTATGTGATGACCGGCTTAGAAGACAAGTACAATCAAAAGCATTAGATGAAGCATTTGATAAAGTTCCAGATATGAATATTGATGAATCTGAATTATTTGATAAAAATATACCAAAAGAAAGTACAATTCCGTTCGAATTAACTAAGAAAACAGCTAGACAATGTCCAAACAAGGCATCTACATTATGTGAATTAACTGAACCGATGTTGTATATGAGTCAAAATACAAGCTTTCCACCTAGATGGATATTTAAACCATATAGAGATGTTAATTTACCTAAACATACAAACTTAAAATGCTGGGACAATATGTTAAATTGTTGTAAAAAGAATTTAGATTAAAAAAAGACCCTTAATGGGTCTATAATTAATTTTAACACTTACATTTACATTTATATTTTGTATTTATTAATTTCGTTTTGTTTGGTTCTCATTTCTGGAGGAATGAAATTATAACCTAGTTTATTAAATATTTCTTCTTCGCTTTTAAGTTTTATTGGTTTTTCTTTTTTATCAAGTAAGCTATATTCGTTAAGACGATAACCCCTTTCAATTGCATCTTTTCTCATTATTATATTTAACTCTTGACTTCCCGTAAAATATAATACAGCAAAAGGATATTCTTCTTGACTTGTGATAAGAATATCCATTCTTCTTGCATGTCGCTTTCTTTTTAATTTAACAATCCCCATATACTTTTTATCACCAAGAGCCAATGAACTTTTAATATAATTGGTGTCTTTAAGTTTTTCAATAATCTTACACATCAAATTTGTTCGTTCTTCTGAAGTTGTTTGTCTACGTAGTGTTACTAAAACATCAATATCTCCAGATTCTTTAACTTTTCTACGATAACTTCCAACAACTGTTATTTGAATATTTTTATCTAATGAATTTAACGTTTCCAATAAGTAAGATTCATGTTGTTCCATTTCTTTTCGTGGAATTTTTAGATTGATGTCTTCGTAATATTTCAATCCAATTTTTTGTTTGTTATTAAGAATATCAGGATTCTCTTCTAATTTAGTTTTCAAGTCTTCAATAGAAGTAATTTGATATTCTTCAACTAATTGTTTTGCTTTAGTTGCACCAACTCCGTGAATTTTCATGAGGTCATCATAAATTTGCAGATTATGTTTCGTACGAGCTTTTTCAGCTGAGCGAAGTTTTCCAGTTTTAAATATTTCTTCAATCTTTTCCCTTATTTTTGCTCCAATCCCAGCAATATTTTCGAGGTCTTCCCAATTGTCAACTTTTTCCAGATTTTTTAATTGTTTAATAACTTTTTGATAAGCTCGTACTTTAAATGTACTTTTTTCAATTGTTTCCTTTTTTACTAGAGTTTCTAGTTCAGCGATAATGATGTTTTTATAATCCATTTTGACAAGACATTTATTTATAAAATTATAATTTATTTCAGTTTTTAATTTTATTTAGTTATATTATAATCAATGGCTAGTTACGCAAATACACGAGAACGGTTTGGTGCTATAGAAATTTCACCTAACGGCTATATCGATGCTAATGAAAATAAAGTTAAAAATGTTAAATACCCCACACATGAAGGAGATGCTACAAATAAATTTTATGTTGATAGATTTAACCATGTTGGTGACGTAAAAATGTCAGTTTATAATGGTGATTTCTTTGGGTGGTTAAAATGCGATGGACGTAGTTTATCTAGAACTACATATGCAGCTCTTTTCGCTGTAATTGGAACTTCTTTTGGAAGTGCTGATGGTAATTCTTTTAATTTACCTGACTGTCGAGGACGTGTGTTAGGTACTCTGGGTCAAGGTACAGGTTTAACTAACAGAGCCCTTGGTGCAAGTGTAGGTGCTGAAACCCATACTTTAACTATTGGTGAAATGCCTAGTCATAATCACGGTATTACTGACCCAGGGCATACTCATGGGTATCAAAATAATGTTGGTGACCAAAATACGGATAATGCCTTTGGAACAGAAACAGCAGCTGACCAAGTCGATTACAATCAGACAACTGGTAGTTCTACAACAGGTATCACCATTAACAATAATGGTGGTGGAGGTGCGCATAACAATATGCAACCCACTTTATTCATCGGACATGTATATATTTATGGTGGTCTAGAAATAGAAGAACCAGTTCTTAACTTCCCTTTCCTTGGATAAATTACCTTTACTTTATAATTAAATTAAATTAATTATAAAATAGTAAATTTTAAGGCATAAAAGTAGTATAGAATTTAGCACTATTAGACATACCAGTAGCACATTTACAATTCGATGGACAATTATATGTTCCATCACGTCTATTTACTTCACTGCACTTACTACAATCTAAAACTAATCCTCTAATAGCTGGAACATATCCAGAAGGACATTCATCACCTGTAATTGCAAATCCACCTGGAACTGCCCAATTAGCACCTGTATTTACCATCTTTTTATAACCCCTAATGTAGGCTGTATCCCAGTTTGGAACACTATTTCTAAAATTATTCATAGCATTTCCGATTTCAATATTATTTTGATTTTGAAGAACTTTACGTTGGCATGCAAGACCCATATGAGCATCATGAACAGTGTATATCCATGGTCTAGATGTTAAGTCCCTACTAAACCAAGAAACATGTTCCATTTCTGTATCTAAATCAATAACTAAAGCTTCTGGATTTTGTACACCCATTAGTGTTGTAATCTCAGTATCAAATATATCTACACTTCTTTTACGAAGTTCAGGACTAGTAAATTTACACATTTCTTGTTTACGTAAATAATCTAATGTATGTAATGGTTCACTACTTCTTACTGGTGGATTGTTAATTCTGATGTTAGGAGAACATACATCACGGTAATATTGGTTTGACCATCTATACATTCGTAAATCGGTACATGGTTCTACTGTTGGATCACACTGAGAACCATTTGTACGTTGACAACCTCTGTCATCTATTAAACTATGTGAACCCATAAGAGCTGTCATTTCTTCCATGGTTAAATTTCTAAACTGGGCAAAAGTTGCAAATCCTTCTAAATTTAAATTAGACCCAGGTAATTTATTAGGTGGATTTGGATAAATAGAATCATATCTTCCAACAGAAAATGGAAAAGTCGTATCGTCCTTTACGATAGTTGGCCCACCCTGAAATTCTGTTGCAACTGCACCACAAACTGCAACAATATCAGCAACAGAGGTGTCATATCTTTTAGCTAATGCTAAAGCATTTTGTGATAGTAAAAATGCCCAACTATCATAATTATTTTCAGTTCGTCTAATTTCATCATTTGTTAGGAGAACAGAACCATCTGCTCCTCCAAATCCTTCAGATATCGAAAAGGAATCATGTGCAGCTGCACGAATATAAAAGTTACATAAACGTCTATCATAACGACATGTTGCACGACACCCTGAAATTACACTACGCCAGTCAACCTTTTTAGGGTCGTATGTATTAGTAACAGTTTTTGGTTTCCATGCTGGAAGTTTTACTTGTAAGGTTGGATTTTCAGCATCTTTAATTAAAAGATTTGAATCTGTTGTAATTTGAGCTGTTACATAAGAAGCAAATAAAAGACCGAGATAAACTGAATTCATTAAATTTATTAATCGTATAATAAATTTAACTTTAAATAGTTTGCGTTTAATTCAAATAAAAAAAGGACCCGAAGGTCCTAATTTAATTTACTTTATTTTACATTTATTTAAACAACTGGAGCTGCTGGAGGTGGAACATATCCATAGTAGCTTCCATCAGGGAAACGACAAACTCCATTTTGACAAGTTTCACCATCAGTATAGACATGATTTGTATCACAAGTAACCCCGTTTGGTTTACCAACACAACCAATGTTTTGGAAAGGCATTTCTTCTCCTAAACCTAACCAAATACGTTGACAAGTACCTTGAAGACAAATAGATTCATAACCAGTTGCACTAGTAGGAGTGCAATCACTACCATCAGGTGCAGTAATTACATTACAAACCCCAGATGCAGGACAACTATAAGTTTGACAACGATTACTTGCCTTAGTTGCTGGAAGACTTAGTTGAGTATTACAAGTACCTGCAAAACAAACACCTGGAACAGTATTTCTAGTACAAGTTACAAAATCACGAGCTAAAGTACAAGTTCCCTTTTTAGAGTCACACTTAGTACAAGCTGGACAACGTAGAGGACACGTTGCTTGAGAGAGAACGCCACTGACAAAGAAGAGACTGATAACAGCAATAGAGAATTTCATTTCGCTTTTTAAAAATATATACTTCAATTTTTAAATCAATTTTTTTTTACTAGCATAAATTAAAGATATGTATATATATACAATTGGTATTTTAATTGCATTATTATGGGGTATCCGACCTGTTTTACAAAAAAAAATATTAACTGACATAAGTCCAGAAACAGTTATGATTGTTGGTGGTACTTTATATTTTATATTTATATGTGTTTATGCATATTTTAATAAGGATAAAGTGTTTAATGAGCTAACAAAAATAGATAATCAACAACAGAAAATTTTATTATTAATTTCCATAGCAGGTTTTTTTGCATCTGTCTTATATTATAAAGCTTTATCTAAGGAAAGTTCAGCCAAAGTTGTAACCATTACAAGTATTTGGCCAATATTTGCTATATTATTTGGAACTATAATTTTGAATGAAAAATTTAACCCAAAATTATTAATTGCAGTAATAGTTCTTGTATTTTTGTTTAATTATTTAGAAAATTAAAGTGTCTTTAAGGCAATGGACACCATTGTGATTGCCATGGATTTCTAGCACCTCTCATATAAACAATATCAGATGGTGTAGGATAGAAAATTCTGTATAAATTTTTATAAAGTGTCTGATTAACATAAGATACAGTCATCGTTCTTACTAATGCACTTGGTTTCGCAGCTGTTTCTCCGAGCATCGGGTCTTCATATTTCCAGTTATTATAAACTAAATTGTAAAGTCTATTAATAATAAATGGTTGAGCAGAAGTTGGATTTTTAGTTGTTAATGTAGAATCCATCATGTGCATTGCTCTCATCATATCTCTATCTTCGTGCATTAAATTATGACAGTGGAACATATAATCTCCTTTATGTGGTCCAAATCTTGCTAACACATATACAACTTCACTTGGTCCTAAATAAAACACGTCTTTCGGTGACCAAATTTCATTTGTTCTAAGACCAACAGGTTCAATACCACCAATAATTTCACGGTCTCGTCTAAGTAAGAAGAAATCAACCAAATGCATATGAACAGGATGGAACCAACCACCTCCAGTCTTAAACCGCCAGACTTCCCATGTGTTCTGTCCAACATCACTTGCAGCAATTTTAGCAGTATCCCATGTTTCGCCGTTAATTGTCCACATTCCATTACTTCTACCAAATACCATTTCACGATGATACTGTTCAGCAGTAGCCATTGCCATAGCAGCATCTCGATCAGCTTTTGTTAAGACATTAAAAATGGGTTTCAAAGGGTCCGGTGTAGTTTGAGTGGTTATAAATACAGGAGCTGGTGTAGTTAACGCTGGACCAAATGTTGCACGTGCAATTAAATGTGAATTGCAGAAATATGGTACATCTTTCATTACTTTTGAATCAAAGTCATTCCAGAAATAGATAGTTCTACCTGCATAGTTTTGGAAATTACATACAATTTCATAACGCTCAGCAACACCTAAATATAATCCTTCAGTAGGAAATGCAATATGAGTATTTCGAAATCCACCATCTGTTGCAATCACACGACAAATTCTTTGTGAAATATCATTTAAATTGTGGTCCTTAATTTTAAAGAGATAAGGTCTGGCTACAGCAGCATTTAAGACTCTAAATCTCAGCCATTTAGGCTCTAAATTCATTTGTGGAAATGGAACTCCATTTATTGTATTAATATCTCCATATAAATCATCCTGATGAACATTAAAATGGTCAATGAAAAGTTGACATTTGTTATCTAATACTTTATCCCCTATAATCATTGAATATTCTTGAATATCTTCTAAGTTCCATGGTTCTCCACAACCACCATCTTTTAATTTTGCACTTGTAATTTTAAATCCAGCTAAACCTAAGTATGCATTGTCAGATGTAATATGAAGAGCATGGTCATGATACCAACCAGTACCTGCACGATTATTTGGATAAACATAATCCTTTACTTCACCAAAACATGTAACATCTTCAGCCCAACCGTCATAGGGTGCTAAACTTGCAGACCCGTGGAAATGAACACTGATTGGTCGCCCACTTCTTCCAGTATCAGGTAAACATGGTTTGTAAGATTGTTTGAAATAACCAGTAACAGTGTTAATTTGATTTTTAAATCTTACAAGTGATTCATGCCCTACTGGAACTCTAATTGTAGGACCAGGTACACTTCCACCGTATGCTAAAAACCAAGTTGGAGGCAGTGCTTTACAACCAGGAATAGAATTATCAAACGGTCTTGCTTGTAGTTGATTGATGGATAAATCATATGATAATATACAGTGACCATCATTTCTACATACCTTTTGTTTTGGTACCGCAATTGGTGGTTCCTTGAATTGGTCTACAAAAGGTGTAATCTTAAAAGGACTACTCGGAAATCCCCCTACTAAATACGTAGTTCCATCAACTTGTGGACAAATTAAATTAGGGTCCCCAAATGGTGTAACCGGAATAGGTGGTGATGTTGTTTGAGCTAACACAACCCGGCTAATTAACAAATTAACTCCAATACTAAACGACACTTTATTTACTGCTCGCATTTATAAATATTTCTTTAACAAGTAATTTCATTTTTTTTTAAACTAGTTTACATTAAATTGGTTTTAATCTTATTTAAAAACAATTCTCTTAAGTATTTAAAGATGCGTTTAAATTGGTTAACATTACCTTTTAGTGCAATAACTACGCTACAAAATTCAGGGGTTTGGAATATCTCCAAGATTGGTTGGGGTAAGACTAATCAAAATCACGAAGTATTAGACGATGGTACACTTAAAGTATTTTATCCACAAGGAAGTTATACACCAAGTAAATTTCCTCAAGGAGGAATAGGTTTTTACGCATCACCACAATATATATTTCCTACAGATGAAATTGTTATGAGTTATGATGTTAAATTTGATGAAACTTTTCAACCGGTTTTAGGTGGTAAATTACCTGGTTTATTTTTCAGTGAAGGAACTGATAAAAAATATATGAGAGAAGCTAGTGGTGGTAACCATAATAATAATACTGCTAGTTTAAGAATAGTTTGGAGAAAGGATTTTGATGCGGAAGCGTATGTTTATTTACCACGTAATCAAACTTCAGATTATTATGACATTCCAAATCTTGTTCAAAATGATGAATTTGGAGATTCCTTATGGAGGGGATTATTTCAATTTCAACCTAATACATGGAATCAGATTATGATTAGAGTTAAGTTAAATACATTTGATAAAAATGGTTTTCCAAATGACAATGGAATGTTAGAATTATGTATAAATGAACAAAAACAAAAGTTTAACAAATTAATTTGGAGAAGTAATCCTAGTACACGTATTACAGCTATTTTATTTTCAACCTTTTTTGGAGGTGGTAGTATTAAGTATGCTACTCCAAACGATACATGGAGTTATTTCAGAAACTTACGTATTTCTACAGATTCTAATTTAGCTTCAAGAGAATGTTAATTGATTTAAAATAAAATAAACCCACAATCGTGGGTCTATTTTATTTAATAAAATTTTTATTATTTACTTTTATATTTTTTAATGTTTTTTAATGTTTTTAGTTAGTAATTTTCCAGTTAGAATTTCCAATATTGAATAACATAAGAGTAAATGTAATAATAGTTGAGAACAACGTGAACACTTTATTGACAAATGTAAATAGCAGTAACCATAAGAATTGAACTCGAAGATGTGAGTTAAAGAGAGCATACACCAAGAAACTGACCACTGGATAAGACAACAAGACAATATATGGTACCAAACTAATTATATTTTGTGATTTGTAATAAGCAGCCAATAGATATACAAAATATAGAGTATTAAACAATCTAAAGTAAACAAGACACATTCTCAATACATCAATTAGATTAAAGAATCGCAAGAGTATATTTACATTAGAACCAATAATATTAAGTACCGAATTAAAGAATGTATTATGAGTCCATCGTTTACGTTGACCGAAATATGACACCAAATTTTGAGGTGGAACTGTATAAGCATGTGCTCGAGTATCTTGAAGAATTTGAGCATTATCATTAGTATAAACCACACAACTTGTAAAACGTCTATCAGTTCCCATAGTTTGTACACTAGTTTCAAAAAGATTCTTTTCATATGGTAGCAAAGAATACATCTTAAGAACGTCACTAAATGATTCATCAACCTTTACCATAGCAATACATCCAGGTAAACACAATACTTGAGAAACCAAATCTTCATTTGTTCGACGCACATATTGTCCATACATATATTGGAAATTTTGTAGATGATTCCAAAAAGTATTTCCTGTAGTTTTCTCAACATTAACAACACCAGCACATGCAGTAGCTCCTTTAGTTTTCATAGTATCAAGTAGACATACAATCGCATTTTCATCAAGAGTTGTATCACCATCAGTACAGAAAATATAATCAAACTCATTTACTCCAAAGATTTCAACAATATCTTTACGAACTGCTTGACGTAATTCTTTATTAATATTTAACAAATTGCTACGATGTACATTGAATAAGTCGTGAATCATAATAACACTGTCTTTCTTACCAAGATTTTGTTGTTTCATAATAGATACAACGTGCTTGTCATTACGAGAGCCATAAGAAATTGTCAAATTAACATCTATAGCTTTCCATGACTGATATGTATACTCTTTGACTAGATGTACTGTATCTAAAAGTTCAAGTGCATCATAATTATTTTTACCATCAGACACCAATACAGGTAAAATATAATGAGGTCCACGCTTAGAATTAAGAACTGAATCTAGAGTTTTCGTAACTTGTGCACTTGATTCATCATATGTAGGAATAAATGCAACAACACGTTCGATTTCATCACTCATTTCCATAGATGGAAGACCTGTATATTTCTTAACAATTGCACGATAAATCATATTGAATACAAACATGACTGACATAATAATATCTTTCGATTTCAAAGCAATTAAAACAAACAATATAACTTGCAAATTTTGAGTATAATAAACAAGAACACACCCACCAGCATTAATCAACATAATAAAAGCAATCAAACACCATTTCTTAACATAAAACAAACCTTCCTTAGTTGTATGTTGAAAATGATTCATTTCTACAAACAAAACAATAAGAGAAATGAGACCAACAATGCCTAATCCAAAGGCAAGAGCAACAATAGCAGACGTTTCAAGAGACATTTTATTCTTTAAATACTTAAAATTATTTAAAGACAGAAATATTTCATTTTTTTTTTGCTTGATTTTCATATATATTATAAAAACTTTTTTTAGAGGTATATATTAAGAATGATAGCAATTTTACTAATATTAGCCTTTTTGTATTTTTTTGTGTTTAATAAATCATCACTTACTGTAAAGTGTAATTCAGACGAAGATGATACATGTAAAATGTATAATCAAAGAGATATACAATCAAAATGTACTTCAATGTGTACTAAATTAAATCCTAAATATGTATTTAATGGGCAATATAAAAAAGAAGATAAAGACCATATTTGTGGTTGTATAGAATCTCCTGAACAATTTACTTTAGATTTTACAAATGTTGGAGATAATCCAGATATTCTTCCTGATATTGTACCAGATGATTCAAAATTTTCTAATCGAGATTATTTAGAAAAAGAAGAAGAAAAGAGATATAATAAACTAATATTTGGTTAATAAAATCTCTAAATTTAATCTCATATTTCCGATAATTTTTTATATTAGATTAATATAATATAGAAGATGGCTTCTGCTCAAAGATGCAATAATAAAGATGCTATACAACATAATTGGGATGATTGTAGAAATTGGTGCAGAGATAATGGTGGCTGTGACGTAGGTGCTTCAGCTTATTGTGAAGCAAATGTCAATGACAGTGACTTTTGTTCATGTTATGATGCTAATGCAAGACAAGCTTTACCTGAAAAAGTACGTGAATTACCTATTATTAAAAACAATAGAGCTATATGTTATTCTACTAAATGTGTATCAAATGGATATTTACCTAAAAATGCTAGATTATTAACAGAAGCATGTCCTAGATGTATTCAAACTATTTCGTTTGATAATATTAATGTAGATGGTGGTGATGCAGTTTTCAAAAATATTAAACAACAATGTAACATTAATTCTTCAACAGATTTACAAAATGTATATATTATTATGGGAGTTTTAGTTGTTATAGTTTTATTTTTATTTTCATCTATGATGATTTCTTAAACAAAAAAGGGACCCGAAGGCCCTAAATTTGTTTAAGTAAATTAATATTAAAGTTTGAAGAAGTCATTTATTTTCGAAGTAAGTCGTCATAAAATTTGATTTCCTTCTTTGATTTCTTAGAAAACTTTGAGAAAAATGATTTCCATGAACGACTTGATTTTACAGATTTTTTTGAATTATCAGATAAATTTGACGCATTTGAATTTCGAGGAACAACTGGAAAATCTTCATCTGAACTATTTGAATTATTAGAAAACCCAGACCAACTTACAAATTTTTTATTTTGTTTTAAAGCAGCTTTACATAACTCCATCTCCAATTGTTTATTCCATTTTTGTTTCATTAACATATGTTGCTTTGGAGTTAATGGTAGAGACATTACTGGTTCAATTTCCGAATTATCATAGTCTTCATATGATTGTACATACAAGTCGATAATTGGATTTAAATCTTCATTGTCTTGCTCATCTTCATAAGTTGTATACATAGATTCACGATTATATATAGATGTACTATATAAACTGTTTCTGTTAAATAGTTCACTTGCTCTGTCTACATTATCATCAAATGTTCTATTGGACCATTCATAATTATATTCGCTGTCACTGCTCTCACGTTTATAATTGTGATTATAATTTTGATTGTATTCAGTTGAATACAAAGAACACGCATCATCTGATTCTATATACATAGATTCAAAATAACGAATATCAGGATTACAATCGGATAAATACACTTTGCGAGAATTCATTTTGTTAATAGTAAAAAGTTGTTTTTTGGATTAAAATTCATTTTTTAATTAACTAATGTATTTATCAGTTCTATTTCGATTGATTGATCACCTCCACTTTCTATAATAACAGGTATATTATTAGTTTGCGAGAATTCTAGCAATGATTTTAATCCATCTTTATTATCAGAATAAATTAAACCAGAACCAATTTGCTCATGTAAATCTCTACAACAACCTAAATCTACCTTAGAATCATTTAAATGAAAGAGTGTTATTTCACTAATACCTATATGATGGTCCCATAGTGATATGAAGTCTTCAAAGTTTTCTTTTGTTTTAATATTATATCCGGATGCAAAAATATGAGCTGTATCAATACAATAACCAATACGTGAATATTCTTCTTTAGATAAATTATTTACAAGATAAGTTTTAAGTTTTCCAAATGTTTCAATATCATAGAAAATATCATTTCCATTTTTTGTTTTAGTTGAAGTTTCCAAAATTAATTTCACATTACAGTCATTAGTTCTATTAATCACTTCTTTTACATTTTTATAAAAATTATCAATACATGTATCAATACTTTCTTTATTCGTATTTTTACCCATATGAATAATCACACCAGTATTTACTTTCTTGTGATTAGGAACCATTTTGTCCAAGAGTTTAATATCATCAATCACACTATTTAAAGCCCAATCGTTATCCGTTTTTATAAAGTTAATAAGATATTGTCCATGAACAACTAAATACACAGCCTCTCTATCAATATATTCCTTTACCATCTCACAATCATTTTGATTTAATTTAGATTTACCAATTTTCATTGGAGCTTTAAGAAAAATTTGAGCAGCGACATTATATTTATTATTTATCGATTCATGAGTTTTTTGATTAAACTTAATACCGTGAATAATAGACGGAGAAATGCTAGTATGCCAACCAATCGTTAATTTGTTCATGTTATATATATTCAAAAATAATATATATACAATTTAAATTCAGTTTTTTAAATAGACATAGATACTTAACAACTATAAAGGACTTTCCATTTAAAATATTCCATAAATGCATCTCTAAATACACTTTGTTTAAAATAAGTATCTAAATCTTGGCGAAGGATGTCATATATTACTTTAGAAGAACATACCCTGTTTGGTAATTTATCTAGAACAGAATTTCCTAAGTAATTTATAAATCTGGTTGTAGATGGAGTGTTATTATTACATACGTAACTATGAAATGTAAAATAGTCTCTGGACATTTTGTTTATTTTATATAAATAAAAAAAACAAGTGAACGTAACTTATTTTTAATTATTAAAAAAAAAAAATATTTGGATATATTATAAACATGTCTCAAAGATCCAAAGTTATTCACGATTTCCGTTCTGTTAATTTAGGACAGTCACAATTACAGATTACAGAAGCTGGTTCTGCTATTACCTTAACACCTGCTGAATCTGGTGACATTATTCTTTTAAATGCTACTGGTGGTTCATCTGTTACCTTACCACCTCCAATCTCAGGACTTATGTATAGATTCATTGTTTCTAATACAGGTGCACACACTTTAACAGCTCCAAGTGCTTGTATTAATGGAGCTGTAGCAATTTCGCAATATAGCACTAGTGCTAACTTAGCTACAGGTGCTGCTAAAACAGTTATTAAAACAACTGCTGGAAGTCTAATTGGAGATAGCATTAATTTAGTTGCTGCTAACTCAAAATATTTCTTAAGTGGGGCTGTTGCCATGCATAATGCACTTCATATTGCATAAATTTAATTCTTATCATATTAAGAGTATATGATAAAAGTTGTATTAATTATTTACGACTTGGCATGTTATAATAACCTTTGGGTAGAATTTGGAAATCTGGTTTACATAATTGACGATTATGTGGAGATAAATCTAGAGGCTTCTTTTGAGACATACCATCACTTGTAAATTCTAAATTGTCTGGTGTATATTTACACGATGCACATTTAGTGTTATTGCGAGTAACACCTCTCAAGTTATTTTCAATATCCACATTATGAGTTGGAATACCAATTGGAATATAACTTAAAAATGGAGGAGTTACATCAAAGCATTGATTTTTATTAACAAACAGACTTGTGTCTGTTATATAATCAAAAATACTCTTGTTTCCTTGATTTTGTTGATTAATATAACATTCATCATTCTTAAAATGGGATTGACTAACATTTCTATAATCACTCATGTTTATTTATTAATATTATAAAATAAAATAAATAAATAAAAATGTATTATTATTTGCTTCTAAAATAATTGTTTCTTTTAATAATTTCTTGTAAAACATGATTGTCTATACCTAATTCTTCTTGTAATTTCATCATTCCACGTGTTTCTTTAGGTAAACAACTTAAACCATATCCAAATTTACCGTCATGACCAGGAACACGAGTACCGTAGTCTCCAATTCGTTTATCTAATTGGAATAGACCTTTTAACTTTTCATAATCTACACCTAATTTTTCAGAAATTTCATAAATCTCATTAAAATACCATACCTTAACAGCTAAATGTACGTTTAATGTATATTTAAATAACTCGCATTCTTCATATGATTTCATATAAATATCTATATTTTTATTATGTTGATATAATTCTCTAAACATTTTTAGAATATCCGAATATTCACTTAATTCCGTATGAGGTGAAAGCCCTACTAATACAAATTCAGCATTGTACATATCATCTCTAAATGTAGCTTCTCTTAAAAATTCTGGTGATAAAATAATATCTAATTTTTTGAATTCATGATATAATTTACTACATGAACCAGGTACTAACGTACTTTTAATAATAACTCTAGTTTTTTTAGTAATATATAAATTTAATCTAGATAAAACATGACGTATAATAGAAATATCACATGCCCCATCAGAATCACTTGGTGTTGGAACTGCAACAAAATAATAATTTATTTCATTCTCTTTTTCAGAATGTTGAATCAAGTTTTTGATATCAGAAAAATATGTAAAATCTCCTGATTTATTTTGAGTATCACATACATTAAACTTTATGTTATTTTTTTCACATAAATGTCCAACTGCACTTCCAACATAACCATAACCAATGATATTAATCGAATTAAACATATTCTATAACATTAAAAAGACTTATTTTTAAATTAATTCTTCATTTGATTAATTCATTCATTTTTAGAAAATAATTCGTTAATATTTGAATCAACTTTGTTATTTCCATACCATAAAAGCCATTCTAATGAATTTTTATCAATTGGTTCTTTAGTATGACCCATAACATGTTTAAAACATATTTTAATGTCACTGTTTATATTTTCTTTCAAGGTTAAAATTTCTTGAATTAGTTCTTTATTTTTAACTTCTTGACCTTTACTATTTTTCCAACCATTTTTTTGCCAAGCTTTTGACCACTTATCAATACAATTTATAGAATACATTGAATCTGTACAAATTATATTCTTTTTAGTCTTAAAAATGTCTTGGTTTTCATGTATAGTCTTGAATGCATATTTAATACCGGATAGTTCAGCTTTATTATTAGTTGGTTCAGATATCACCAATCTTGTTTTATTAAACTTGTTATACGGTGAATCATCTAGTTTATCTACTTGACCATCAATAAAAAATACTGAATAACCAGCTTTAGCATGTTTTTTACCATTCCCCTTACAATTTCCATCACTAAAAATATATAATTCGTTGGATTCCTTAGGAGGTTCTATAATTCCTAAATCGTGAATAATATTCTTAACAGTAGTTGTAGAAAATTTATTAAGTAAGTCCATAATGCTCAATTCATTAAGCTTATTCTTGTACAAAAAGATTTGCAATTGTTGATGATATTTCGAAGACATCTTTCTATTTATCTTATTATTATTTAATATTTCACTTTTTAAGAAAAAAAATTTTAAATACTTATTATAAGTATGGATACAATAAGTATAGTTATAAATGTAATACTCCTTATTGGAGTTGTAGGTTTTATGATATATGTTTCTAAAAGTGATGCATTTAAAGGACCTCAGGGCCCAACAGGACCCCAAGGTCCATTAGGACCAGAAGGACCTAAAGGTAAAGATAGCCAGGTACCAGGACCGGTTGGTAAAGATGGCGAAGTTACTTTTGATTTTATGAGAGGAAATACTCTATGGTGTGCTGATACTGACTTTTGTACATTACCTAATCTCAAAACTGGTGTAGATTACGGTGGGGCCAAGTTTTATAATGAATCTAATGCCAAAGGAGACTTTTCTAATTTTAACATAGAATCTGATAATGATGTATATATTATTATTGGTAATAATAGAACATTACGTGTAACAAAAGATAAATTGTTTATCGGTAAAAGAGATATTCTGAAAGAATTAGATGACCTCAAAGATAATATTGTGAGAAAGGACCGTATTTATGGTGTTAAATCTGCAAAAGGCGGATATTTAAGTGACCAGGGTACACAAGGTGCTGCATGGCGTTCTAGACCAACACTTAAAACAGATAGTGCCGTAATGAGCTTTGATGAAATCAAAGGATAAATTAACGAGCACCTCTATTAATCATATTAACTCTATAACCATAAATTCCTTTATTTAATGAAAGTCTAGAACATTCTTTGTTCTTAGTCATATCGTTGTCTTCGTTTTCAAAGGATTCTTGGTCTCTGATGAAAAAATAATATACAATAAATGCTAGGAATAAACCTATAATTAACGTGTTATTGTCCATTTATATAATACTATATAAATAGATATAAATTTTTTATAAAAGTTCTTAATTTTTTTAATAAATCGAACTACCTGATTTACTCTTTACCTGGTTTTTCTCTGCGTTTTCTTTTGCTTTTTTTAGCCTTTTTCGACTTCTTTGATTTCCTTTTAGACTTCTTTGACTTTTTAACAGACTTGCGTTTTACACTTTTTGATTTCTTTGACTTTTTAACAGACTTGCGTTTTACACTTTTTGATTTCTTTGATTTTGATTTAGACTTACGTTTAACAGATTTAGACTTCTTTGACTTTTTAACAGACTTGCGTTTTACACTTTTAGACTTCTTTGATTTCTTTGACTTTTTAACAGACTTGCGTTTTACACTTTTAAACTTCTTTGATTTCTTTGACTTTTTAACAGACTTACGTTTTACACTTTTAGGTTTCTTTGACTTTGATTTAGACTTACTTTTGCTTTTGGGTTTCTTAGATTTTTTAGTTTTTGTAGAACTTTTTGTAGAAGGCGCTTTACTTTTTGACTTACTTTTCTTAGATTTACTTTTGGGAGCTTTCGGAAAGGACCGTTTTTTAGACTTCCTCCGTTCTCTAGGCTTAGGTTCATTTTGCATAACAATTTTTGCAGATAATTTACATATAAGTTTTTTATCAGAATTAGACAATTTACCTAAAGTAAGTTCTAAGTTAGATATTAAATCATTACATGTAAAGGGGTCATATAAATTATATATTTGTTCTATATGTTTTTTATAAAATAGTTGTTTATCAACTAAAGGTAATATTTCATCATCTAATTCACTACGTTTGAATAGGGTTTGTATATTTTTCTTATGTCTGAATCCAATTGTTTTATAATGACCCGTATTTCCACTTTGAATGAAATTCAACATGACAAATTTATCATTATTGTTTTCTATTTTAGTTATTGTATGAGTGTTTTGGTTAAAAATAAAAATATCAATATTTAAAACAGAAGATAAAATTGATAGTGTAGTATTGTCTCCTTCAAAATTAAATCCTGGTTTTTTGACTTCTAAAGCTAATTGACGTTTTGTTTTAATACTATGAGGGTCCCAATCTCCATAGAACTCTCCGCTATCTTTTTCTGCTTTGTAATTACCAAGAATTTCTTGAAATTGCAAATCACTTAATGTTAGTATATGTTCAGCAACAAGTCTTCTTAACTTTTTATGTGAGGTTTTAATTTCACTTCCTTTTAAAGATTCTTCTAATGACCTAAATTGACAATTTCCATCCGGTGCACAATCTTTAACTACATAAAAATCTGAAAGTAAGATTTTTTTCCATTTGTCATCAACTGGTACCCATACATAATTTTTATCATTGTTTTCTTCAGGTTCAAGGTCATCTTCTGGTTGTGGTTGTTGTGGTTGCGGCGGAGGTAAATCCGGTGATTTAATTGGCGATACTGCAAAAGGAGAGTCTATAGGAGATTCTTCTGCTGATTTAGGTGTATATGTAGATGATAATGTAATACTGGATGGTAAAGATTCTAAATCAAAATTATCGTCTTCCATAATTAAGCTTAATATAAGCCAATAAAAAAATCTTAATTAATATATTTAATTAATTAAAATTTAAAAACATATAGTCATTAGTAATCCTCATCAAAATCTTGTAAATCATTTTCTGTAACATTAAACTTGACATTGAATCCGATTTGTTTGATTCCATTTGAATTATATTTCTCAATTTCCTCTCCAAATTTAATTTTAAGTGATTTTCTTAATTCTTTAATATCAGGTGTTCGTGTATTAGAGTAGTTTTCAGCCCACCATTTCATAAAGTTATTATAAATAGACTTGATATTTTCAAATCCATCAGATACTTCTGTAAGACATTCAGTAATATACTCATTGAAACGGTCATTGTCAGCCTTGTATTTACTAGTAGCAATTTTAACTTCTTCTGGTTCTTCAATTTTACCATTAATTTTAACTTCTTCTTGATAAAGTTCAAAGTAATGTATTAAAATAGACATAAAATACGGTCTCCATTTTTTGATTTTATCTTTAATAGTTGGGTCAATCTTAAATTCGTTTGGTTTAATTGGATTATCACAAAATCTGCTCTTGAATTCAATAACACGTAAACGTCGGAAAGTACCACCATCAATAGAGTTTACATTTGGAAGGTCATTACAACACATAAACATACTAGCTTGTAATTTAAATGAAATAGGTGCTTTATAAAGTTCACGTGCAATAATTGTATCACCACCACTAAATGCCTTAATAATACCAGTTTTCAATGTATCTCCATATTCTGGTTCTGCAAAAGATACAAAACGTCTACCTTTAAGTCTAATAATATCTGGAGATGCAGATGAACTCATAGCACGATTGTTTGTAAGTAGAGAGACATCTGCCGATGTCATGTAATCTCCAAGTGTATATTCAAGGAAATTAATCAACGTACTTTTACCGTTTGCACCAGATAAACCCGTAAAGATATAGAAATGTTCATCATTAATACCTAATAACGAACGACCAAGAACCTTGAGAAGATATTCAAATACTTTTTGATTCGGTATAATCTTACGTAAAAAGTCATAAATATCTTGAACTTCTTGGCAATCTGGGTCATAATCAATAAAATCATAACCAGTTGTTAATGTTAAATAGTCACGTTGTTCACCTTGTCTAAATTGCATATTTTCTAAATCATAAATACCATTTTTAAATCCAATGAGGTAAGGATTTGAATCTAATTTCGACACAAAGTTTGGTTCAAGAGACTTAAATAAATAATGCATTTCTGTCATCACATTCTTTTTGAAAGAAACATTTTCAAGTTTATTAATAATATTATCAACAAGACTATTTCGAAGATTTGCTTCTAACTTATCTTTGTTTTGAATAAATTCTTGTAAATCAGAATTTTGAAGAGCTCCAGTATCACTAATTTTAATACCTTTGTAATATTTCTGTAACTCTTCTGAGATTAAAATGTTCATAATATGAGTTTTTGCCCATCGAAAACCGTCGAATTCATACCAGTCTGGATTTTTAATATCGTCAATTCTAAAACGATGTTTATAAATACTATAAATAACCTTTGCAATCTTATAGTGAGAGCCAGATAGAGAATCTTCCAATAATTTTTTAATTTCAGGTGTAATATCAATATCTGCTTTCCAATATTTTGTACTCATACTTAAATACAATTCTGGATAATCATTTTCAAAATTTTCTGGTAACTGAAAACCTTCATCTGGATACTTTCGTCTTAGACAGTCTTGGTCATAACATTTAATATAAATACCTGTCATATTGATTTCTACATAAATTGGACTTTGAGTTCTACTATGTTCCCGTCCCATAAATGGACACATTTTATCTTGTAGACTAATATAATAACAGAAGATACCTTGTTTATTTTGAGTAGCAACGATTCGTGAAATATTTAACTCATAATGTCCTAAATGTTCAGAATAAACATCTTTTAAGAAGTTTAATAATTTAGATATCTCAGTTGAAACAGACTTATTTGTAATTCCTTTAATTGTAATATTATTTGTAGATGTATTTTTAACTAGTTCATTTTTAAAAGTTTCTTTAACAGTTGATAATGTTACACTATTCTTTCTCCTAACAATTAATTGTAAAAATTCTTCAAATGTTGTATCTTTAATATCGTAAAGTTCGTTATTTTCAATGTCATAAATTTCATAAACGCTTGAATAATATTCTAAATCACCTTCATAATTATCTTTTTCCTTTTTGATTTCTGCTTCACTTTTCTTAGAACCAAAAATTCGAAGTCCTGTTCTATAAACTGAAGTGTCAATTAATTTTTTATGTTCAATATTTGATAATTTTTCGATAATAACCTTTGCTAATTTTTGTGCATTAAGAGTATTAACAATTAATTTTGGAAAATTAACATGATACTTGTCATTTCTTCGAGTAATAATATTAGTTTTAATACCTGTTTCATTTTCAAACATTTCATCAATACTTTCTAAACTTTTTTCAATGATTAATTTAATATCATTAGTTTTAATTTTATAAGTACTCTTCTTCGGAGTTTCAATATCCAAAAAGAATGCAAAGCGTGTTGAATCATTAATTTTTTCAATCAAATACATTGATTCATCTTTGATTAAAGCATTAAAATACATCTTATAAAACTCATCATATTTATCATCTGGTACATTATATTTTCCTTTACCTCTGAAAGCCAAATGAGTTAATTGTTTAGGATCTTCAATATCCTTTGTAAAACGTTCCAAATATTTAGTAAATGATGTCATCTTCTGTTATTCTTTGAAGATTAAAATCCAATTCATTTTTTTTTAAAAGGTTAAATACAAAATTTAATTTATTTCATTAAAGTATATAAAATATATAATGAGTTATTTAATTAAGGTAACAGACCATATTAATAAGAGTGAAAGAATTATTCATCGCCTAACAACTTTAGACACATGTAATACTGATTTTAATATTATAATTGATTATTTAAACAAAAGTAATGACTATCAAGCTACTGTATCGAATGGAGTTGCTGAATTATCAAAGACTGAACAAATTGTAGTTCCAGGGTATATTTATAATTCTACTAAGAATGTTACAACTTTAGCTTACACTCTTAATTTAATTAAGATAGATGAAAATTTATCAAAAGTGTTTCAGACCGATTATACAGATAGTCACACTCAAACAGAAGGTTCCATTGACATTCAAACAAAAGAAACTCAAAGTGAACCCTCAAATGAAGACAAAGCTTCACAGGTATTTGATGAGGTTGATAGACTTACTAAACAATATGAAGATACAGAATTTTTTCGAGAAGATGATACAGAATTTGGAGAATTTCAAAGTTATACTCCTGAATTTTCTAACATAGATTTAAATAGTCCATCTTTTCCTTGCTATGATAGGTCTAATGTTATAATTCCTCCATACCAACCTTACTCTAATAATCCATTCCAAAATAACCCATTTCAAAATTTAATGAATCTACGTGGTGAAAATGAAGATGTACATTTCACATTTGGAAGTCAAGTTCCCAGAGCACCAACACAAGTTGTTACTAACTGGGCTCCTGAACTAGTTCATGAATTGAAATTTAGACTTGCACAACCTAATGCTGGATTACTTCCTACTAATTCAACTATTAATTATTATTTATAATCAAAGTTAATTCAAATAAATCATAAATTTGAATTAATTAATTTCTTGATATTTATTAGAATAATATGTCTTCCGTTGATAAATCAATAAAAGAAACTCAAGATATTATGTATGGTAATTTACAAAAAATTTTAAAAAGGGGAGAAGACCTTCATGTATTAGCTCAAAAAGCTGATGATTTACGTGATGCTAGTGCTTTATTCAAAAAGAGAGCCAAACAATTAAAAGAAGTAAGCAAACCTATTATTCCAATTCCTAAAAAGAGAGAATTACCAACATTACCAAAAAAAGAAGTAGTACCTATTCGAAAAGCTTCATCTGTTGACTATTTAACAGAAATTGAAGATACACAAATGAGCGAGTATGAACAACAGTTAATGACATATTATCATGAAGGTCATTATCAATATGTATTAGATAAGGCATCACAGTTAGGTTTATTACGTTTTGTTAAACATATACTTGAATTATCTAGTTATAATCCACTGGAATTAAATATTTCAGAATCTTTAAAGGCGGCTTCTTATTATGGACATATAGAAATTGTAGAAGAATTATTAGAACATGACATTAAAAACGAAAGATATTATGGCAGAGCTCCAAGAGATGAAATTATTTCTATTTTACCATTTTTTGAAGATAAACCAAGAATACCTTATACAAATGAACCATTAACACATGATGATTTAAGAAATTCTATAATAACCGCTTATACAGCTAATCATTCTGAAATCGCTAAACTATTAGAAGGTTATTATTATAGAACACACGCTATTAAAGATAGACATGACATTAAGAAAGCTGACCAGTTTTTAGCTAAATTAATTTAATTCAAGTAAACTTACCATTTATTGAATTAATTTAATTCAAGTAAATCATAATATTCATTAAAATATGTTTCAAAAATGTTATATACGAACGGATTCGTTCTTATATACTCTCTTGACTTTTTTGCTGTTTCTTTTTTAAATTCGGAAGTAGTAGATATTCCACCGATACCTTGAGATTCAAGACGGTCTGTTGAATCTGTCATAAATGAAATTAGACCTGCACACATACTAGCAATATTCCATGATGGACTATATAGTTCTTGATGATATCCAGTAAATGATGTACACAACTTTTTATTAATTTCAAATCGCCCAGATGGTGTTAAAAATTGGAAATCAGGTGCTTTAAACGGATATTTTGGTGGTAACATTACCTTACCTAAATAAACACCTCCTTCATAATCTGTCTCTTTTAGGTCATATACAACAAAATACCATAGTCCTAGATTATCACTTGGTTTTAATAATAAATTGGGAAATTTAAAGTTATCTTGTTGATACAGTTGAATTTCTTTATTAATTCTTTTATTAAATGATGATGACATCGTTATTTATTTATCTATATTATTTTTAAATAATATTTTTTTATATGTATATAATAAGATGAGTGAACGCATATGTGACTTTACAGAACCTAATGGTTTTGAAAATTGCGTATATAATTATTTTTGTCAATGTTATAATCAATGTATTGGATTAGATTCTACTGTTCAAAGTAAACAGGAAATATGTACAGAAATTATAATTGACTCAGATGTAAAAGATTCTGGATATTATGATAGGTTAATTAATAACGCATTAAATTATTTTGTTGATAAAGGGTTGTTATATAAATCTGGAATTAAATATTATATAATGTTACGAGATAATACTAAACTAAAGTTAACATGGGAAAATATCAAGATTCTTGATGTCGATGAAGATAGAAAAATGTTTTGGTTATTAAGAAAAATGATTGTTGATAGTATTATTAAAAAACTTCTTAAACAAAATAATTTGTCGCGAGATGACATTCAAGTTTACAGTGTAGGTTCTGCAAAATTAACATCAGATTATGATATTACATTATATGGAAGTACTGGTTATAAAGTTAAAATTATTAAAACCTTTCAAAAAATATTTAAAAAATATTTTGGAGAAGATAGTTCTATTGTATTTGATACAAATATATATGGTAAAGCTTATATAACATTTGATAGTAGAGAATATACAGGATATGTTACAGAGGCAGTTTGTGGGCAAAAATTTTATTACTTGAATGAAAATCCTTCACAAGATAGTCAATTAATGTGGGGATTGATTAAATATTTAAGAGACCTTAGAGATAGTTTTGGTGAACATATTTATAATGATTTAATGAAATTTATGCAAACAAAATTACCATCTTTTAGAGTATTAAATTACGCTAACAAAACGCTTATTTATTTGAGAAATAAAGACCCTAATCAAGTTAATTATACATCTTTATTCAAGAAAGAAGATGGATTTATTAATTCATATGGTGATGATAAACTTCTCGGTATTCATGATTTTATAAGTGTTATTAATTTTTATGGTACAGAAACCTACTTTACTCGAGGTGCCTTTATGGATACAGTTGTAAATACTCAAATGTGTAGTAATAAAATCGAAATACAGTTAACAGAGGTTGATTATTTAACATCTATTTTAGAAAATGCGGGATTTTTCTTTATTCATCATAATAAAACAAAATATGTGGTTCGTGTATTGAATACAGTTAAGTTACTCATGAAAAAATATCCTCATTATACTCATATTCAATCAAAACTTGATAAACTTCAAGGTTTATTAGATACACTAGAAACTAAAACAATTAAAAACTCTAAAGTAGAAATAGACTATGATAGCAAATTTTGTCATGATTGGGCTAACCCAGATGATGACGAAGTTGATATTTTTAAATGTCATAAATACGAATTATTTAATATCATTATGAACTTAATATTTGGACTGTTAAAGATTTATAATGTTCATCATCCATTTATGTCACGTCTAACATTTTATCAAACATATGTTATTAAATCGTCTGAAGAATTTGGAGATACAGATGTATTACCTTCTCCAGATAAACTGTCAATTGCACATGGGATTAGACCAACTATGTCTCTTACTACATTAAATAACATTTAATCTACGTTAATTTTAATTTTTGATTAAATTAAAATTAAGATTATTGAGTATTTACTCCATATTCATAATCTCATCAGTTGATGTTGCTTCTTCATATGATGGTAACTCCTCTCTCATAATTGGTTCAGATGTCTCCAACTCAGCTGGCTGTTCAGCTTGGACAGCTTGGTGTTGTTTTTCTCCAAGAGTATAAACGTAGTATCCTGCGCCAAGACATAACACACCAACCATTAGATTATTGTCTCTAACACTTTTTAACATAGAATATTCAGTATCTTTGGCAATTAACGTATCTAAAAAGAATAAAAGACCAAATCCAAGAGCTACTAGCGCTACAGCGATAATATTATAATGCATTTTATAATATAATAAAAGAAAAAAGCATTTAATAAAACACGCATAATAAAAGTGTTAAACGTTAACAAATTCGAATGTTAAAACACCATTTTCAATAGTTATTATATTATACATGATACCAAATACATATAATTTACATTCAGGATTATTATCTCTTAATTTTAAGTTTAATAAAACTTCATCGAACCTCCCCATATTAATGCTACCTGTCGGTTGCTCGTCTTCTGGTTTAAGTGCAAATGGCATAACATAAAAATGTTTAGTGGGTACAACAGAATGTACAATATTTGGAAAATAATCTCTAAATATATATTCTGGTAGAAAATTATCATATCTATGTTTCCCGTCAAGTAATAAACTAGCTTCTGTTATTAATGATGTTTCATCTGAACGTCTAGAATAATTAAAATAGTTGTTATTGTCATAATTGTTTTGATCTACACAACAAAACAATAACTCTTTACATGGATTATTAAAATTAATTTTTGTTGTAAATAAATTTTTACCAGGTGGAATTGTGTCATCTCCGTTATAAACCATTTGTGTTATCACATACTGATGTTTCTGACGTTGGAAATTATCTAACACTATATCATCTAACATAATATACTCTGCAAATATATTTGAATCTAATATTTCTACTCTTACAGGGTCGAATCCATCATAATTAATAACTTTACTAAAATCTGCAAAATTAAAATTAATTTGAATTTCTTGACTAGTCATACTTAATAAAGGTAGAGCCATTGAATAATGTTTTGTGAACCAAAAATCTAAAGGAATCATTAAGTCTACTGTTTTTGTAGCATTATATATATTACTTCTCCAAATATCTGATTTTAAAATCATTCGATTATGTCCTAATTCACTTGATTGGACAGTTAATTCATTCATAATATCTAAACCTACAGGATATAATTTATCTACTACCACACCTCCTATTTGTAATTCTATAGGTCCGTTAAAAATAGAATAACCTATAGCATCTGACCAACATGCATATTCACCACCATTTTTTACTATTGGCGGTAATCTTAATTGTAAATATAGTTTTGATAACAAGTGACCTTTTTTCGGTATTACTATATGTGTTTTTGAACCAAACTTTGCTGGGTCATGCAAAGGTAATTTATATACATCATTAGCAAAATTTACATATCTAAAATAGTGATATTGAAAAACATTAATTTCCGGGTCTTTAGTAAGATACACATCTTGTATACCTCGTGCTTGTAATTGAAGTGTTCCTGCTACCATTACAATAATAAAATATAAAAAATTATTTAATTATCCTCACTTTTAATTTTAAAACTGAGGTGATTTCCTCACTTTTAATTTTAAAACTGAGGTGAATTCCTCACTTTTAATTTAGTTTATTTTCATACTAGTAGGTAATTGATTTAATTCGATTGTATCTATATAATAAAATCTTTTTGGAACACCCATGTGATATCCTCCTTTGTTTGTTAAAAAATCCTGGACTTCTCTTGCTGTTTCTTCATTAGAATATACACCATGTATTTTTGATTTAGAGTAGACAATATAAACATACATTATTAATAATTTTGAATTAATTTTAAGTAATTTAAACTTAAATAATTATTTTATATATTATATTATAAATATGAATTCTCTACTTCAATCTAGTCTGTACGGTCATGATTTTGTACAATATAGAAAGAATAACAGTCAGAGTGAAAGAGAACGATTTAGCCATAATGTTAGAACAAAGGGTATAGGCGAACTACCTGTAGTCATTGATTCAGTTGATCCAGTACTCAGTGAAGCACTAGCTGGTCAAGATGCTAAACGTTTTAATAGAAATGGAAAGGAGTTTCATTTTCATATGGATTTACTAGTTGAAGACATACTTCTAGAAGTAAGACACAGAATTAAGGCAGATGATACTAAAGTATTAAAATTAGGCCTTGAAAATGGTAAAATGTTAGATAATAAAGATGTATTAGGAGATTTATACAAAAAATATAAACACCAAAAAGATGGAATACTTTATTTACTCTTAACACAAGAAACGTCTATGTATGGATATATTATGTCTTTATTAAGATTTATTTTCGGACCTAATTTCATGAAAAAGTAAATTAATATAAACCTTTAATATACTGTTTCAATTTAAAAATATCGAATATTTATTATGTAAGTTATGGAGTTTACCTATATTGACGCCATAGGTATAGTGGCCGGGTTTTTGATAGTGTGTAGTTTTGTACCACAGCTTATTATGATAATTAAGAATAAAAGTGCTAAAGATATATCTGTTACAATGTATATTGTTTTATTGATAGCTCAGGTTTTATGGATGGTGTACGGTGTATTAAAACGTGATTTTCAAGTTATAGTAACTAATGCTGTAACAACTTTTTTAACTATATTAATTATAATTTTTGCTTTATGGTATTCTAAAAATAAAAATACGATTATTTCTTCTTAAGTTTACCCTTTTTATCAAAGAAATTATCAAATAAATCTTCAGTATCATCATGAATAGACCATTTTTCTCTAGGAACTTCTTTTGAAGACATTTTCCCTTTAATTGGTTTTTTTATACTTTTTCTTAAGCGTTGCTTAAGAGGAACGTCCTCTACATCCATTGGTGTATATATATCAGTTCTTCTTTTTTTAGGAGAAATTTTAAGTTTTCTTGAAAGAACAGATGACAACATATCTAATTCATCTTTTGGTTCTTCTGATTTTACTTTATCCGATACAAATAAACTACTTAATAAATTACTTAATTTATCATCATCTGCATTATCCTGTAAACGTAATTTTGAAAAATCCAAATCAACTTCTGGTGAAGAACTTCGTTTTCGTTTTCTATCTTCACTTGATTCTGTTGTGTCTTCCGATTCACTCTCTTCATAAGTTACTGGTTCAGTACTTGTTTGTTCGGTACTTGTTGGTTCAGTACTTGTTTGTTCTGTACTTGTTTGTTCTGTACTTGTTTGTTCTGTACTTGTTTGTTCTGTACTTGTTGGTTCAGTTTGAGTTGTAGAGGTATCCGTTATACTTAAACTTGTTAAATCTATTGGTAAATCACTATCAGTTGGTTCAGTTATATTTAAACTTGTTAAATCAATAGGAAGGTCATCTGATGTGTCTTGATAATACTCAGATGATGTATCTGAATTTGCATCTGTATCAGAGTCACTTGAATACCCGCATTTTTTTCTACATTCTTCACAAAAGCTGCTCATTATATATAATTATATAATACCAATAAAAAAATATTATATAAATTATTCAATATCTGATTCAAATATATTTCTGTTTCTATATTTATAAAATTGATAAAATATAATACAATCAAAGAATGTTGTAGAACTACTACCTACAATCCATTGAATATTACTTTTAATATAATCTATATAATTATTTTCATCTAAATCATACATTATAATCAGTACAGATAACAAAAAGAACATATTCGCTATATTAATAATTATAAATGATAACAATGACAATCCTTTTGTAGATTTACGAGTAAAGTTCAACCATATTTGTGGTAATCGAGCTAACATAAATATACTTGTAGCTGACCATGCAATTATATCAGCTAGTTTGATTTTTGTATCATATTCTTGTATAAGAAATACAAAGAGAGTACTGGCAAACGTTAAAATTAAACTACCTACAACTAATATAAACTCCCAAAATGATAAATAAAAATAAGGATAATCTAAAAAACCTATACTATCTTCATTTGCTATCAAAGGTGTGTCTTCTGTATTATCTGAATCATTTTCAGATTTTATAATAGCTTTCCTTCTATAATATAAAATCTGACTAATGATTATGATATCAAGAACAATATGATACAATGCTGCATAGATAATTACAATATTTAATTCTTTAATATATGCACTAATAATAGAAAAAACATCACCTAATATAAGACAAAACAACAAAGATAAACTCAATGCAACAGGCTTTTTTGTTTTATAGTTTTTATACAATTGAGGTATAAATACAAATAACCACAATCCATTCGATATTGTACTAAAAATCCAGGCTAATTTTTGTCCAACTGTAAACTCTTCCCATGAATACATACTTGGAATTTAAAGATTATTATTTTTAAATTCAATTAATTAGAAGGTAATAGTTTTGATACGTCATTTAATAAACTAGGATTAGTCGCTAATGCATTAACAATAGCAGATAATTGTGGATTATTTAACATGTGTGAAATATTATTAGTGATATCAGGTATTTTAAATGCATCTAATAGTTGATTATTGGAAATTAATGTAGGTAAAGCCTGGTCAAGTTTGGGATGCATCTGAAGAGCTAATAAATTAGATGCAGTTTTTGGATTATTTAATAACATACTAACATTATTATACAAATTAGAATCTGAAACCATTCCAGATATAGTATTACGCAATTGTGGATTACTACCTATAATTGATACTAAATTAGCAATATCAGGGTTATTTTGTATAATTGTAACATTATTTGCATCAAATGGATTAGCAATTAAGCTGTTAACTATTTGAAGCATTTGTGGGTTGGTAGAAATAGAATTTACAATATTGACATATTCTGGTTTCTTTTTAATTAACATGTCAGCCATTTCAATATCTTTCTCTGGATTCTTAAAGGCCTTACCAAAACCCATTATTAAACTTTGTAATAAACCATTAGTAGGAATATTAATTAGGGGTAAAATCTCTGAAATGGCAAATAATACATAACCAATAATCGTTATAGCAATTTCCGTATTAGAACTCATATTTTATTTAAAAATATAATATATCTTTAAATAAATTCAGAAGGGCGTTCTCATACAAAATAAACGCGCATAAAAAAAAGCGCCACAAATGTGACGCTTAATTTATTATTTACATTTTAATTACATATTTATTTAAAATAGGAAATACGCAAAAAGAGATGCTACTCCGAGTGTTCCCATACTGTTCTTCATAGCCGAATTAGTAGGAACAGCTGTTGGTGAAGGACGCGTCGTCGTAGTAGTACCATTTGTACCACGGTCATCACCAGGTCGTGGAACAACATTATCATCTCCAGGTTCTTGGCCAGGAACAACTGAAGGTTGAACAGGTGGTTGAACTACACGGTCATCACCAGGTCGTGGCACAACATTGTCGTCACCAAATTCCTGGGCATTAACAGAGACACTCAAGAGTGCAATAAGAGCAAGAAGAGAAAAGTTAGTGAATCGCATTTTGTAGAGATGGTTCTTATTATTTTTAATAACTTTAATTTTAAATTCATTTTTTTTTAGAATTTAATTACTTTAGTTCTAGAAGGAATAACAGTTCCTAGTTGTTTAGTTAACTTAACATTTTTTACTTGTGTATAAATAACATTTACATTATTTGGTTTATTGTTTTTTGTATCTAAAAGTATTTTAGCAACCTGTACAAGATATCTTTTGGGTATATCATCACCCTTTGAATCTAAAATGACGTGTGCAGAACTAATATTATTTATATGAAACCATAAACTTTCTTGATGACAATGTTTTATAATATCTTCGTTACCTTTTGCATTTTTACCAATATAAATATCATACAAATTACCATCAATATCAATTGTATCAATTTTAAAGTTCATTACTATATAATTTTTCAAATAATTTTCAATAATTTTTAATATTATTCTATATTATATATCACTAAAATGTTACAAATGGAAACAGTTTCAGTGTCTTCTTCGGAGAATGTTTCTTCTAATAAATCTAATGTTGAAGATAAAAATAAACATTCAACAACTGTTGATGCAGTAACATCTGCACATCATAAAGAAAGTGAGGGTGGATTATCTAGTTCATGGATTAGTTCTATTATATGCTGTATTATTCTACTTATCATATCTTCTGTTGTAGGGTATTATTTTTATTCAAATCCACAAGCAGCACAAGAAGTTAAAAATAAGGTACAAAATATGGTCAACAAATTACCTAAAAAAGTCTAACTATTCTTTAAATAAATTTATTCATAAGTATAAATTTATTATTTAAGAACTTTTAATTTTCTCGGCAAATTCCAATGAACCAAAAATTTGAGAACAGTATTCTTCGTCTTTTCTTACACAAACAATTGTAATGAATTTTGTAGGTTTGTAATCTAAATCATCCTGTTTTCTGTTACTAATCGCATCTAAGAATTTCAAAATAGGAATCATTAAACAATTATTAATCGGGTCGATAGCGTCTTCTTCACTTCTTGGGTCCACATAATATTTTTCATTAACATATTTTTCAATACTACCAATTTTTTGAATTTTTGTCGTCTTATAATTTTTCTTATTGAAAAAGTAGATTAAATGATTAATAGTTTCATTTATATAAAATCCTTCATTTAATATTTCATAAATATCACTTGTATCGTAGTCACTATATTTTGGATTTAGATATCTTTTTACTACACCGGGACCACCTGTTGGTCCAAGAATGGTTGTCAAAGTAATTCTCTGAGATGTATCAATAAACATATTATAAATATCTAATGGACTTTCTCTGCCAGCAGTATCTACAATGGTAACATATCCCACTTTACCTGTTTCAAATTGAACTTCGAAAACCATATATAAATGTGAACGACTTGATACAGGATTATTAGGTGTCTTCTTAATTCTAAAATGACTTTTTCTGTAACTCTCTAAAAGACTTGTTAATGTATTTATGTTATCAACTTTAATATCATTTAAATTAACTTGCCCACTAATAAATTCATTAAATTCTTTTTGTTCATCCCTTGCATATTTTCTCATTTGAGGGACTTCATTAACTAAGTTAATAATTTTACCTCTAATTTTACTAACAGTTGGAACGAATTTATCTATATATTGTTCAAATAAATATTTAACTCGAATTTTAGATACACCTTTTAAATTAGCCAATCCATAATGTAACAAACCAGGAACTCCCTTATCACCTATTAAACTATATGTTTTACCACTTCCACTTAATCCATAACCAAACAATACAATTGAATACCCGTCTTCCACTTGTTTAAATGTACTATATAATCCAGGACTTACAGTTTCATTACTTTCTTCTATAGAGTCTACGTCTATTTCTAATTGAGATACATCACCAGACCCAGGAATACCAGTGTATACATCTTTATTTGTAAAATTATCTGTAAATATACCGTAAAATTCTCCAAATGTTTGTTTTTTATTTACATTTGCAACTTCAGAACAATCAATTGTCACCTTTTTACTATGTTTTTCAAGATAAACTGTGTTATGTTTTTGTTCTTTACCTATTAATGGTTTTACTTTAATATATACACGCACAGCCCCACTTAAATCTTCGTAAATATTTGTGAGAATACGGTCTTGTTCTCTGAAAATAGCAATATTATTATCCCAGTAACTTGAAATATTATTTAATTCTTCACAAAACTGAGATGGTATATTTTTCATAGTCGCCTTTGATTTAAATAGTTGGATATTTGGACTATTAACATATTTACCTAAATCTAGAAAATCAATATGCTTGTTAATTTCTTGTCTGACTGTTTCGAAACGGTTTCGTAAGTTTTCTTTCATTTGGTCATTTAAGTTTGTAAAATTTGAGATTTTATCTGGTGCATTAATGATACCATCTAAAATAGAGATAACCTGCTTTTTTCTGAAAAACATATTATTTACACTAACAAACTTTTGTAATGTTTCATGACAACTAGAGTAATCTATTTCTTTTGGTATAGATGTTGCTGCATTTTTTTCTAATAATTTTTTAGCTTCATCTAATTGTTGTCGTAAATCACTAATAATAACATCTCTTTTCTTAATTTCTTCAGAATGTTCTGAAATAGAACTTTCTAATTCTTGATTTTTCACACTTAATTGCATCAATTGTTCATTTAATGATGTATTAACTTCTGTTTTAATATCAGAAACATTTGATTTAAGTTGATTTAATAATGCATCTTTTTCTTTTGTAGACAAATTTAAACTATCAATATATTCATGTTTTGAATTTAAAACCTTTTTCAAATTGCTAAAAATAATGGAAAGTTCAGATTGTAACTTTTCCTTTTGTTTATTTATATCGAAATTATTTTGTTCAGCCCACTCTAACCATTTTTTATTGTATTCTTTAATTTGTTCAATGATTTGTTCTTTTTGATTTAAAATAACTTCAATACAATTCTTTTTAAAATCAGCTAATATAAGATTTTCTAATTCTTTTTCAGAGAATTGTTTCTGAATTTTATTTAGTTCCTCTTGTATTTGTACAATTGTCTCATTTAATCTTATTATTTCTTCTTCTTTGTTATTGAGTTTCGTTGTAAAGGCGCTCAATTGAGATTCATTATCTTGAATGGTTTGTAAATGTTGTTTTTCTCTTTCCGTTAATAATGTCATAGAGTTTTCTATAGCTGCTTTTTCAGATAATAATTGTGTATACATATCTTTTAGTTTGGAATCTGAATCCTCGCCTTTAACTTTTACAACTTCATTAATGTATTCTGAAATTTGTTTCTTAAAATTTTGAATGGCTTGAATAATTTGTTCTTTCTCCCCAAGTAATTTAAGCTTACATGAGTCTTGAGCTTCTTTAAGTTCATTTACTTTTTGTTTATATTCTTCTAAATCTTTAGTATATTGTTCTTTAATCTCATCCATTTTTGATTCATACTCTTTTTTAACAAATAACACATTATTATTATCTGATGTATGTTTTTCAAGTAACATATTGTATTTAGATTCATACTCTGCTTTCATGGCACTTTGAAGTTGTGCTAAGGCTTCGTTATGTTCCTTTTGAGAAATAACATCCTTTTCTTGAAGTAGATTCAATAAATTTTGTTTATCATTCTCATCAAACCCAACAGCTAAAGGAACTCTACTTAACAAATCTATAAATTGTGAATGAGATAGTTGATTTAAATCAACAGGTTCTATTAATTTACATAAAGAACCATCTGTATTGATATATCCCATAACAAATTTATTATCTGAAATAACAAAACCTAGAGAACGTTTTGGCGTCTTTTTTGTTAAACGTAGTGGCGTAAATACAATTTTAGGATATCTATTTTTAATATAATTAATCAACGTTGCATCATCAACATTCATTTTATTAGTTATTATAACATAATAAAATAAATTTTTTAATTTTCAGTGTATCCTAAAATATTTCCATCAGAATCTTCAATTATAGATATAGATTTATCTCTTAATGTGCATTTTTTAAATTCTGAATTCCATACTAAATTATAATGTTCACATGGATAACATATGTTGTTTTCAGGGTCTAGTTGTTCATTGATACCACATACTTTTATAATATTATTAATAAAGTCTTTCTTTTCTTCTTGAGTAGCTTCGGGTAACTGACTTATTTCTTTCTTCTCAATTTCTACTTGGGGAATAACATCTAATTTATCAGCTGCTAATTCAATTTCACTGTCGGATTCAGGTTCACTTGTTTTAGGTTCAGGTTCAGAGGTTTCAGGTTCACTTGTTTTAGGTTCAGGTTCAGAGGTTTCAGGTTCCGATGGAGCTTCACTGGTTTCAGGCTCACTTGTTTCTTCTGGTTCAGATGTTTCAGCTTCACTTGTTTCTTCTGGTTCAGGTTCACTAGTTTCAGGTTCAGAGGTTTCAGGTTCCGATGGAGCTTCACTAGGTTCACTTTCTTCTGCTTCACTTGTTTCTTCTGGTTCTGCTTCACTTGTTTCAAGTTCAGGTTCACTTGTTTCAAGTTCAGGTTCACTTGTTTCAAGTTCAGGTTCACTTGTTTCTTCTGGTTCACTTGTTTCAAGTTCAGGTTCACTTGTTTCAAGTTCAGGTTCACTTGTTTCTTCTGGTTCACTTGTTTCAGGCTCAGCTTCACTAGTTTCTTCAGGCTCAGCTTCACTAGTTTCTTCAGGCTCAGCTTCGCTTGTTTCTTCTGGTTCCGGTATAATTCCAGGTGGTCCTTGAGGACCTGTAAGACCTTGTAAGCCAGGAATACCTTGTTCGCCTTGTTCTCCTTTTGGTCCTTGGGCACCTTCAGGTCCTTGGGGCCCTTCTGACCCAGGTTCTCCAGGTTCACCTGGCTCTCCCTTTTCACCTTTTTCGCCTTGTGGACCTTGTGGACCTGGTTCACCCTGTAAACCTTGAATTCCTTGAGGACCTGGTAATCCTTGTGGACCTTGTATTCCTTGAGGTCCTTGTTCACCCTGAGGTCCTGGTGGTCCTGGTGGCCCAGGAATTAATTCAAACTCTGATTTTTTATTATCGATTATATCATATTGATTTAACACATTAATTTTAATTGGTACATCAAATTTAATTGTATTATTTTGGTTATCGGTAAATCCAATAATTTCAGTTGGTAGTCTATTAGAATCAAGAATTACAGCTGATATATTTGTGTTATTAATATTAGGTAATTGGGTAGGAATAAGAGATTTGTTCATATCTTGAAGTAATTCTTTTTGTTTATCTTCTTCTAGCTCTCCTTTTATTGGGATAAAATCATCTTGAATAGGATTGTGCAATATTGTAATGTCTTCAGATAATGGTGTTTGATTTAATTGTTCTTTTAATTCTGACATGTCACTTTGTGTAATAACCTGACTGTCTTCTAATTTTTTATCTAAAATGTTTTCATGTTCAGGTATAGTTTTAACTTCTGGAACAGATTTCGACGTCTTAATTGGTTTAGGAATACGATGTAATTTACCATGTTTATCTACATACCCTTTAATATATTTACCTTTCTTAACAAATGCTCTAGCTTTAAACTTTTTATTATTATGTCTATGATAAGTTGAAGGGATATCCAAAAATTTACTGGATGGATATACTTTACCTCCATATTTGTTTAAAATTTGAGTTAGACAGTTTTTAGCTGATGTAGTATTATACAAACATACATCTTTATCAAGTTTAAATCTACGTCTTTTTAACTCTTTATAAATTGTTCCTTTTGAACTAATTACTCTACCTGTTAATGGATTAACATAAAAATGTGGTTTGCGATGACCACTTCCTATTTGAGGCTGTAAGACATATATATTATGATTTGATACTTTATCTTGTCCAAGTGGCTGTAATATAGTATTCTCTGGTAATACAATTTCATAGACATCATTTATTTTGGTTTCCTTTGAAATATTTGCTATTAAAATAGGAGTTGTAATAGGAACATAGATTTTCATATGATAATTACCAAATTGAGGTAATAAAATATTACTTGTTGACATAAATCCTTGATTGATATCTTTATCATAAATATTAGTCATAGCTCTATATACTATATAATAGGAATCTGGTGAACAATTAGCAAATATAGGTCTACTGTATTTAATAATAGTTTTACGAATTGTACCTAAATGTTCTGCTTCGCCTTCAGTTCCTCTTAATCTAGCATTAAGTTCAGGACCGTGTTTAACATACATCTCTACAGCTCTTTTAGCATCATCAGATTGATATTGCTCAGCGGTTGCATAATTAATAGTGCATACATTAAATTCAGGAATACTGTCTTCCTGTATACGTTTTTTTAGACTTTCCATATGAGCGGATTCATCATAATCTTCTAATAAAAACTTGTCTAATTCTTCGTCTGAGTAGCTCATTATTAATTATACAATAAAAAAAAATACAATAATTAAATATTAAGTATCGCTTATTAAACATAAATTATCAATCTTATCTAAAGTATTAGGTGTATCTATATCCATATCATCATTATTATTATGAATAATAAATTCATCTTCATGGTCATAATCCTGTTCTATTAAACAAACAGTACTATTATATCTTTCGAGATATTCTTTATTACGAATTTTAAATATAGATTCCTTGTAATCTAAAAATAATTGTTCGTCAGTCTGGTATTTTCTAATTTGGTCTATACATGTTTTTAAATAAGGTTTTGCTTTTAAAAACCATTCTTTTCGTCGTTTTACATTAACAATAAACCATTTGTTAACAAAATAGTAAATCGGGACAACTTGAATATTATCTTGTTGATATGTCTTAATTGTATCATTAGCCCAAGTAATATATTCTTCAGGTGTATTTAATGTATCCGGAGGATATATATATTTAGTTTCACTATTGTCCGCTTCTTCTATCTTATTTAATAAAATACCTTTATCTTGTTTACCTTCTATTGTTTGAGAAATAAAAGCATTTTCGTTGTCTAATTCTTTAATTTCACATTCTAAAAAATCACATTCATCTAAGTCTGCAACCTCTAACTGAACTTGCATTTGAGCCCAATACCAAATAGGAGGTACACCTTCTTCAATTTTACGAGAGTAAGGGCATTTTATTTCTAACATAACACCATTAGGTGTAATTCCGTCTGGACTTGCAGCTAACCAATTTAATCGAGAATGTGGAAGCAATCCAAATTCCCATACGTTAGTATTATATGTACGTCTATAAAGTCTAGTAGCAATTTCTTCATATTTTTTACCATGTAATGTGTAAATAGAATCTTTAAACAAATTTTCACCATAAAATGTTCGGCATTTATTTATTATGTAATCAATTTTATTATCATAATGACTCATACAATGTTCTGGTTTATATTTAAAATTTTGAACATTAAAATCATCTACATAAATTTTACATAATTCTTCTGATAAAGTTAAACAACACGCTGCTTCACTTGCTGTAATACGTGTATTTCTAGCTTTATACCACTCCTCACTACGTTGAGGCGGCTGAGGCTTCTTTTGTAATAACTTTACACGTCTCTGAAGCCTTTTCACGTTACTATCCATTAAACATTAAGATAATAATATATTATTTCATTTTATTTTAATCGCAATTTTCAAACTTCGTTAAATAATTAAAATTTAAAACTAACTGATTATTAAAGAGAAATGTCATCTAAAAAACCAATTCTGCTTAACAAGTCTCAAGTAAAGAAAATTATATCAAATAATTCATCTGTTTTTGAAGAACCTGTTACCCTTGATAATACTCATAATAATATTAAAAGAGTAAAGGCTATTTATGATGAAGCTCAAGACTTATTAGTTAAGGAAAATAAGGTAGATAATGATAAATATGTTAAATGTATTGAATATTCTAATAAAATTATTACATTTTTAGATACACTAAATCCATTTCAAATTAATCGTATAAAAGATGATATTAAGACTATTTATTACATCAGTGCTGAAGTATTAGTTAGAACAGTTGGGCTTCATATGAACAGAACAGAATTCAATGATAGAGAAAAGGGTGTATTATATACATCTATTGCTCATTTACAAAAAGTTCTAAGTGTTGAACCATTCAATGCACAAGCAAAAGAATTATTTAAGATTGTGTTTATTTATCTTAGTATTTTTAACTCTAATGCAAAAGAAAATATTCAGTTACTAACTAATGTATTAATGGTTAATCCTTGCGATTATCAATTACAGTATAATTTAGGGTTTATGTATCAAAGAATTAATGATTTAGAAAAGTCTTTACAACATTTTAAGTTAGCTTTAGGGATTATTGATTTAGAAATCAAAGGAACAAAATCTGACCAAGTTGATTTACTAAAAGTTCTTAATGAATTCAAAGTTAAATGTCTTAATGGTTTGGGCGGTATTTACTTTGCTATTCAAGACCGTGAGCTAGCAAATTATTACTTTTTTGAAGCTCTTAAAATTTATCCAGATGACCCAGATATTAATAATCAAATCGGTGTTGTTTATACAGAACTTAGATTTACAGATAAAGCTATTAAACATTATAAACACGGTATTGAAAATTATAAAAAGGCTCATATTTCAAATGACCTTGATATGTTACTTGCATCTATGTATATGAATATGGGTCTAGCATATTGTTATGAAATTAATTATCCAATGGCAATTGACTGTTATAACAAGGCACTCAAATATAAACCACGTCTTTCATTAGCATATCAAAATAAATTACTTGACCTTAATTACATTTCTCATATGATTGATGACACAATGTACATTGCAAAATTGCATAAGAATATTAATAAAATTTATCCAAAAGTTGTAAATGATTACAAATTGTCTTTACCTGATTATAAGCCAAATGATTTAGTCGTAAAGTGGAATGGCAAAGATAAAAATAGTTTAATTGGTAAAACAAAATTAAAAATTGGATTTATTAGTGGTGATTTTATTTGTCACCCAGTTAGTTATTTCTTAAATTGTATTCTTAAATTTATTAATTATGATTTATTTGATGTTCATTGTTATTCATTAAAAGTAGTGGATTTAAAGGGGTCATTCCCTCAAATTAATTGGAGGGTTGTTAAGGGAACTAGTCCTGAAGAATTAAAGAAAATTATTCAAGAAGATAAAATAGACATTTTATTTGATTTAGCTAGTCAAACTGGCGATAATCGGTTAGATACATTTGTCTTGAAACCAGCACCTATTCAAATTAGTTATTGTGGTTACCCCAATACTTCAGGATTATCAAATATGGATTATCATATTGTAGATAAAATTTGTGATTCAGATGGTGTAACTCCTGGACCTGGTGGTATTGTGAGACCGAGTACTCAAAAGTATTATACAGAAAAACTTTTATTTATGGATAATTGCTTCTTAAGTTATACACCATCAATTGGAATTGATAATCTTCCTGACTTAACAGAACAACCAGCTACAAAAAATAATTATCTAACAATTGGAACGTTTAATAGATACAATAAAATAAATGATAGAGTTGTTGCTATGTGGGAGAAAATATTACAACGTTGTCCAAATGTACGTTTTGTCATTAAAACTAAAGAGTTTTTAACTGATAGTTTAAAAGAGCAATTTATTAATACTTGGAAAGACCGTGAAGTTTTTAAGAGAGTGACAATTTTACCTTATTCAGATACTTATACTGAACACTTGCCTGATTATAATAAAATGGATATTGCACTTGACACTTTTCCTTATTCTGGAACAACTACGAGTTGTGAAGCATTAATGATGGGTGTTCCTGTATTGACACTTTTTGACGGAGACCGTCAATATCATTCTCAAAATGTTACTGCATCTTTAATGGTTAATTCTGAATTACCTGAATACGTTTGTCTATCCGAAGAAGACTATATTAACAAGGTAGAATATTATGCTAACAACTTAGATAAAATTTCCAATCTTAAACAAAATGTAAGGGATAAGTTTGTTAAAAATATTTGCAATTATCCTAAATTTGTTAATGAATTAGAAGATAAACTTTTGACAATTTATAAAAATCATAAATGGTGAATTTACTGGTGATTTTTAAATAGTAATTAATTAATAATTTTTTTTTATATGTATTAATTTTATACAATATAAGAATGAAAGAATTGCTTCATAATTATATATCAAATCCCATTAAAAACACCCTTAACTCCCAACATTTTAATCATTTAGAATCTGTAGGTCAGAGTTATACAGAACATTTTAGTGATTCTATGAATTATTCATGGACATCATTAAAAAGTTCTTTTTATTTTTTTGCTCATGGATTTTACCCTGATGTTTTTGAAACAAGGGGTTCAAGTACCATTATGGAGTTGAGTTCTGTTATTAAAGATAAATTAGATAAAATTAATGAAAGACAAGATTTGTAATAATATTTTAACATTATTACAACTTAATATTAAATGTCCTCCCAGATATTTCTATAATGATAATCGGTAATTTCGATTTCTGGATATGCGTATTCGGATTCTTTCTTTTTAAATTTTTTTGTTAACTGTTTGAACCCATATCCAATTATAAAACCAGTTAAAGTTCCTGCAACTGTAAAAAGTTGTTGTATCATTGTTATTACTAAATAAAAAAATTTCTTAGTTTGTTTCTTGATATGTAGGTGAAATTAATTGTCTATTTTTGGTAACTGACGTGAAAAAATTACTAGCCAATAGTTGCATAATGATTTTTCCAAACTGACTTTTTATTCTATGTATACTTGGTCTATTTAGTGGATTTACAATCAACATTTTCTCTACAATTTCATTTATGATTTGAGAGACTCTAGGGTTTCCAGATTCATCTTCTGTATATAAACTTACAAATTTTGGTTTAGATTTATAATAATCATAATATGATAATAAAGATTCAGGAGATAGTAAGGGTGGTAAATTCTCATTAAGATATAGCCTTATTTGTTCATCTAATAATCTTTCTTCTTTTTCTTCTTGGGTTTCAACTACACTACCGATCGAACTTCTATCGTCATCTAAATGTGTAATGTAATCATATAGACTCTCGTTTTTATTTTTTAAATCCATTAATGTTAACTCAAAATCTAAAGGATATTCTTTATAATATTTTGTTTTATCTCTAATATAGTCTAATTTATATGGATAGGGGTATTTATTATGTAACATTTCGTAAAACACAACACCTAAAGAGAAAACATCCGTTTTCATATAATCACTTTTATTAATAGGAACACTCTTACCCTCATCCATTGTTTCAGGAGATGATAATAACTTTTCTTTTAATTCAGAAACCTTTTCTGGAGTATAATTAACAATACGGAAAAGCTCAGGTGCTAAATATAAAATAGTACCAGATGGTCTGCATACTTTAATACAACTCACACCAAAATCTATAAATAAAACATTTGTGATTTTATTATCTACATATTGAATAATAATATTATCAGGTTTTATATCATTATGTACTACACCAAAATTGTGTAATTTATCTAATTGTGATATTAATCTAGACATAATAAATACAATATCTTCTAAATTCATCTTACGATTAGATTCTTTATATCTATTTAATAAACTAGACAATGTTATAGCATTATCTAAATAATTTGTAACTATAACATATTCGTTAGTTTGATAGTCAACAAAATCGTCAACAAGACAAAGCGAAGACACATTTTGTTTATTGGTACAATTATTATATTTTGAAATTTTTTTCAAAGCCTGAACTTCTAATAAAATATCAGCAATCTTCGATTTAGTTAAACTAATTTTTTTCATAACATATTTTATATTATTCTTTTCTACTATATACGTTGTACCATAAGCCCCCTTACCTAAGAATTTTATTATTTCATATTCTTGTGGTTTTGTATTGAAACTCCATTTATCAGTATACGGTACTTCTTCAATATTTTTAGGTACACCTTTTGGAAATAACTTAACGTACTGATTATACTTATTCATAATTATTATTATACAATAAATAAATCTTTTTAAATAACTATGTATTTATTGTATAATCTAAAAATCTACCCTTTAATCCATCTTTATATCCGTGTATAGTGATTTTGCCTAATGTTTTTTTTAAATGACAATCCTTACATAATATAGCTAAGTTATATTCCTCATTCTTATGATAATGAACATTATTCAAAAATCCAGAACCATCCGCCTCGCATTGAGGTATTATATGGTCTGTTTCAAGATTTTTTGTAGAATTACAAATTTCACATTTTTTAATAATTTTTTTAGAGTTATATACACTTTTTTTACTACCTAATACCCCACGTTTGTTATCTAATAACTTATTTCTTATATGGAAGGCATCATCCATCAATAAATCATCTTCTAAAATAGTTTTTGCAACTTCTAATCCATATAATTCACTACCACTACCTGGTGTTAACTTTCTTTCAAATATAATATCATTGTTTCTAATAGTTACACTTAAATGACATATTTTGATTTTTTCATTTTTCATTATACTATCTTCTTCCTTTAATTTATGTAAATGTGTTGTAAAAAAGAACTTACTATTTGTAGATATAAGTCTATTAATAACAGATGCAACTAATCCTACACTACTACTGTGTTCAGTTCCTTTACACATTTCATCACAAAGAACCAAAGTATTTGGACCGGCACATCTTATAATTTGTTTTAATCCAAGAATCTCTGTTATAAAACTTGATTTACCACTAAATAAATTATCTGTTAAATCCACTTGACTTATAATAGTATGAAAGGGACTGTATTTAAATTCTTTACATGGTACATACAACCCACATTGTGCTAATATTACACATATACCAATCGCTCTTAATAAGCTAGATTTTCCTGAACTATTTAGTCCAAATAACAAAAGTCCATTTTCTGTTTCATTTAAAATAACATCGTTTGGAATATAATTCTTACCAAGACGTTCTATAATAGGATGTCTTAATTCTGTAGCCTCAATAAATGAATCATCTGTTTCTACCAATTCTGGAGAAGAATACCTATATTTTTCTTTACATTTATAATTGGAAAAACATACATCAATTGTTTCAATCAAGATTTTGGATTTAGAAAATAAGTCATTATAAGACATATAATAATTATTAGTTACAGTTAAATAATGTAATTTGATTTTTTTATGCAAAAGGTCTCTATAATTTAATAATTCTGTTGATAAATTTATCAATTCATCAGGGTAAAATTTTGTTGTATTATTAGTTTGTTTTAATCTGAAATCATACTTTAATTTGTGTTCTTTTAGTTTCTCTATAAGCAATTGATATCTAATTTTTGTACAAACAAAAGAATAACCTTCGTTTTCTGTATATACAAGTTTAATCATTTGGTTATCACCCTTTACATTAATTTTAGAATCATAAAATAGTCGTAATTCTTCCCTCTTATTTTCAATACTCGTAATCTTATCCTGAATAGTGTCTAATTCAGGTATAACCCCTTTGTTAAAATAATTAACAATTTCGTCTTTTGAAGTATTTAAGTCAATTTTACTCATAGAATTTAAATCAAATTTACTTAGATAATCTTCCATATATGTGTTAAATAAGGTAACATCTTTATCTGTTAAATTGATACTTGAAAAATTATTATTAAGAGATAAACTATTTACAAGGTCTAAAATATTTTTATAATTGTGATGCAATTTAACAAATTCATAAGGATGAAGTAATTCTAAACTCATCTTTCTATGTAATTTCTCAAAATCCTGTATATTACTTAAGATATGTTCTACATCTTTCATAATATTACCTAATGCTTCCGTTATAGTATATCTTTCTTGAATCTTATTACAGTCTTTAAAAGGCTTACATAATAGAGATAATAGATGTCTTTTACCAATAGATGTCTTGGTATGATTAATAACGTCAAATACTGATTCTGGTTTGGTTTTATGATATGTATTCTTACTAATTATATTTAATTGTTCAACTGTATTTAATTCTAAAATTAAATTAGAATGTTCATTAATAACTTTTGGTAAATTCAAGTTTTTAATATACGTAATATCATGACGTCCAATAAATTCTATAGTATAAATTAAATTTACAATTGATAGTTCATAATCTAATAAATTCATATACTCTATAGGTGAAATTAAACCAAACGTTATGTGAGAATACACTTCTGATAAAAACTTATTTTGATAATCTTTACTTAATAATTGTTTTATATCATGTTTATCTAATAAAGTTAACATTACATTTTCATAATTATTATCTAAAAAGTCGTTGATTAATTTTAATCCCCAAAAATCGCTATGAATAATTTTAATTTGAATTTCTCGTGGGAAATATCTATAAATTATTCTATCTAATTCATCTAAACATAATGTTAAAGAATGAACATCGTTATATTTACACATAAACATATTCTCAGTTATTTCTATATCATTGTATTCATTTTTAACACAACAAATAGATGTATTCAGTTTATGTATTAAAGATGCATTCTTTTTACTTGAAGATTTAACAGTTTGAATATCTAAAATAATTGATAATAAATTTCCAGAATTATATTCTAATGGTTGTAAACTTGGAGAGTAAATTTTTGTAACACCTCTCTTTAAATTCCCCTTAGATGTTCTATTATTAGCATCCTCTAATTGATTTACTAATATAACTGTATAATTAGCTGATAATAACATTGGTAGAAACTTATCTAAACAACTTGTATTGAAACCTATAAAATTAACATTTATTTTACCAATTACTTTAGATGTATATTTCATATCATTTAAAATTTTGGATATAATCGACGCATTTCCAATTTTTTCAAATTCATTATCAATTTGATATACTTCATAAAATGCACCATTTTCATATAATACGCATGTATTTTCTCCATACTCTTTAACTTTTTCATTATAAATATCAAAATATTCTTGAATCATAGTTGATTTTGTATATTCAACGCCATTTGATTTAGATATTCCAGATTCCATTTTAATACGGTTAATTATTAAAATGGTTTATTTTTAAATAAGACAAATTATTTTAAATAAATTTTTTTTATTTCATTATAGTATAAATAAATATGGAATCTCTACAGAATGTTCAAGAATCTGTTCAACGAAACCTAAACGGTCTCCTTCAAAACCCATATATTATGGCAGTTTTAAAGGTCAGTTTAGTATTATATGCTGCTAGAATTGCACCTCAATTACCTTCTATGGTTCAAGACTCTTTCCAAAATACATTTGTGAAAATTATTTTAATTGCTCTCCTTGCATATCTATCCGAAGTTGACTTCCAATTAGCTATCTTATTAGCTATTGCACTTGTATTAGGAGCTAACTTACTAAGTGGACGTGGTGTATTCGAATCTTATGGTAACGTAGAATTAAACAATGTAGCAAGTTATCATAGTGATATGACTAAATATACAGACCTTTTAGGAAAATCTGCTCAAATTGGTAAATTTAAGATTATGGAATCCGTTTCTGATAATTACCCTGGATGTAACAAAGTTACTATGAAGGATTTAGTTGCTCTATTTGATGGAGATGCTCTTAAATTACAAAAGACTACTCAATATGCCTTCTCTGAATTACATGCTGCTCTCCCAGAAGGTAAAGCTAAAGACAACATGGTAAGAATGGCACGTGCAGCTGGTCTTCCACATAATGTTGAATTAAATGACGAAAATGCACCATTTATCGCAACTCTTCTACTTAATTACGGATACAAAGTCTCCGACGAGTGCCAAGCACCTCACCAATAAATCTTTAACTTAATATAATCAATAATATATTATATTAAGAATCTAAGAATATCTAAGTTCTTTATCTTTGATAATTAGATATTTAACATCTAAATTATCATCATTAATACTTTCAAAATAGTCATCAGTTTCATCAACTAAATGTTTCACTATTTTTGAATAAAATCTCTTTTGTAAAATTTTAAGTCTGTCCTTGTTGTTAATTAACAAAGTATTTTTACCAAGCAATTTGACAATATCTACTAAACTAGATGTATAAGTGTTATGATATAGAATGACGTGTAGATTTAAGTTGGAAGTTAATAGTTTATTTAATTTTTCGAAATCACTAATCATATTATAATCTATAATAAAAATATGTCTTTTTGAAGATTCTAATTTTGGAACTGATAATGAATTTTTAATAACTAGATTATTAAAATATAAGTAAGGATTTTCTAGAAGCATATCTCTAAAATCCTTTTTATTTTCATTAAATGTAAAAATATGTAGACTATTCTCATATAATTCATTTACAGTTGTCATTTTACTTAACTTAAATAACAGGTCACTAAGTAATTCAATGTTCTTTGATTGGTCATTATTTACTATTACTAAATTTCTCTTGTAAAATTCTGATGCCTTTAAAACTAACTTTCTAAAGTTCTGTTTGTCAACCTTTTCACTAACCTTTGATTCAATATGTTGAACTTCTTCTTTAACATTGTCATTCTTAGTTTTATCTTCTCCTTGTTTACCTTCTTCTTCACCTTCTTCACTTTCACCTTCTTCACTTTCACCTTCTTCACTTTCATCTTCTTCACTTTCATCATCGTTTGAATCAGATTCACTTGTACTAGATTTTTTACTCTCAGAACTTTCGCTAGACTTTTCACTCTCAGAACTTTCACTCGATTTTTCACTTTCTGAACTTTCGCTAGACTTTTCACTATCGGAACTTTCACTAGACTTTTCACTTGAACTTTCACTTGAACTACTTTCTTTTTGTGTAGTTTCTTCTACAAGTTTTTCTAATCGTTTGTCTTCAGTTTTATAGTTCTTGTTGGATACAAAAATGTTTGTCAATAAATCAGTTAGATTGTCCATGTAATATTATTGACAAATAAAATAATAAAAAAAACGAGACGACATATTTTAATTCCATATATCATCCCAAAAAATATCTATCAAATAATCTCTACCATTATAAAATTGTCTGAATATCCTTCTGTAATACATTTCTTCTTTTGTTTTCGGAAGAGTTTTCATATTAATACTTAATTCACTCAATAATATTTTAAGAAACGTATCGTATTCTTCATCAGAAATTAAACTATCTATATAGTTCTTTAAACGTAATTCAAAATTTGTTAAAGAGTGACATAAACATTGATGTTCTCTCCATAAGAATTCACTAGGTATTAGTTCATTCCCATAGACATTTGTTTCAAATGCTTTTCTAAACATATATTTACTTATAGGTAATTTATCTGATGAATAATAACCAGGACGTCTAAATTTAGGATGTAATGTTAAAATATACTCTATAACGTCTTTATTCAAATAAGGGTGTCTGATTTCTAAACCAAACATATTACCAATTCTATCTGTTCTTAATAAGTCAAATTTATGCAAGTTTTGTAATAATTTTACGCTTTTTTCCTGAAATTGAGAGTCATCTAAATTGTTAAAATTTTCATAACCTCCTAATTCATCTAAACCATCACCAGTTAATAATACTTTAACATTTGTTTTAGTTTTTATATAATTCATTAAATAATAAAATGGCAAAGATTCTCTAATAGTTTCTGGTTCAAATGTTTCTAGATGGTAAATTATTGTTTCAATATCTGAATTCAATACAGTCATTTCATTTACATTAATTATATGATGATGTATATCTATAGAATATTTCTGTTCAATATACTCTACAAACGCCTTTGCATGATTACAATCTAAATCTTCTCCTCCTAGCTCATCACCTAATGTAAATACATGAAATGGATTATTTGTGAAATCATAATTATTTTGATATAAATTTTCAATGACCAAGCTAGTTAATAAGACACTATCAAAACCGCCAGATAATAAAATACCAACACTTTTATCAGATGTTTTATATCGAGATATTATACTGTTTTTTATTTTCTCTTGTAAATTTTTATAAATTAAATCAATAGAATCTGGTTGGGTTGATTCTATAGTACAAGCAGACATATCCTTGAATTTATCTAAAGAATAATAAGTGATAAAGTCATCTTGTTTATTCATAACTGATTGTTGAAATGACCAATAGGTACCAGGTACAACTTGTTGTATTGAATATGATGAATTTCTAAGTATGTAAGCAGGTAATGATTTAATTTCAGATAAAAATATAAATAATGACATCTCTTTGTTTCTCACATAATAAAGAGGTCTTAAGCCTAAGTAATCTCTACCAGCATAGACCTTTAAATTTCTTAATTTAAATGTTTTAATACCTTCAGTTAATATAAAAGAATATTCACCATCCAATTTTTCTAAAGTATTTTCAATACCATTTTTAATATATAAGGGTAGTATGACTTCAACATCGCATGTTGATGCCAAATCTTTATCTGTAAAACCATTTTCTGTAACAAGTTCTTTATAATTATAGATTTCACCATTACAAATTAATCTTCTATCAGGACGATTTCTTAAATCAGGATATTCCATAATTTTATTTATTATCGGGTCTTCAAATGGTTGAGACGCATTGTAAGACGCATCATTAATACAAAGACGATGGTGACCAAATATAAAATTATATTGTTTATAATTTCTTAGTTCGTCTTTACTTAATGATAATTGTACAGTTTGTTGTTGCACACTAGATAAATTATTTAAATTATCGGTTGACATACTGGTATAATTAGAATCATCAGGTCCTCGATGTTTAGTATTCATAAATGAATTTATAAAGTCAATATTAATAGTTGTGTCATTGGTGTATATAATAAATTCAAAACCACCCATAATTAATATATTAATATATATTAATTAAAAAAATAATTCGCACTTTAATCATCCAGAAGAACTGGAATCATTATTTGAAATAACACTGTAAATTTCGTCAAACTTCTTAAAAACCTCTATTTTATCATTTACTGTAACTCGCTTTACATGCAACTTTAGTTTTAATCTTTCAATAAAATCATCTTTAATAGTTTTTAAATTATCAACTTTAAGTTTTTTATTCTTTTTAAGATGAAGAATATACATTACTAATTCTTCATTTATAACCTTTTCCGTTTCCTTATTTATTAAGGTTCTAACAGAACTTGGTTTTTTAGGTTTAACTTTGGTAGTATCCTTTTCTTTTTCTTTTTCCTGAACTAAATAAAAAGACTTGTCTTCTTCTTTGAATTTCAATGGATTAATTTGTTCTACAATACCACGTTTAATATTCCATTTAATATCTTTAAATTTAATTGTTTGTACGTTATCTTCAATTAACTTTTTAACAGTATTTATTGTATTATCGACTTCATCACCAGTAATAAGTTCGGGTTCTGCTAAATATTTAATAATAAAAAATTCTACAAAAGAATGATATCTATCAATCTTTTCTTCATCAGTTAATTGACTCCACTTTTTAAAATATTTACCTTTTTGATTTTTAATAGTTTTTTTACCATGAGATTGTGCATAAATATATTGGTACAACTCCTGTTTTAAATTATTAGTTGAATTATTTAAAAATCGTGCAGATGTTTCAATCGATTCAATCAATTGTTTATATTCTGTTACTTTATCATTATAAATTGTAGCAATAAATTCACCCTGGTCTGTTAATAACGTATCATTAGTTCTTTTAATATTTACAGGTATATATATTCCATGTAACGAAGATATATATTCATTTACATTCAACCCTGTTTCGATAACAATATTACTTATATTATTTACAATAATCTTAAACTTATCCTTAAGTTTTTTAGTTTTAACATTTGAATTTATATACTCCTTTAATTGTTCTTCAGAATCATGTAATAATATATGCTGAGAGTCTGATAAATAGTCTTTGTGTAATTTTATAAAATAAGTTTCCATATCTTCCTTCTGTTTTAATAATACATTATGTTCAACTTTAAGAATGTATTTATCATATAAGTATCTATATAATTGACCATTATCTTCTTGGTCGTCTAACCAATTAAGACGATTATCTCTTGTATTGTCATCCATCATAATATAAGGGCACTTTCCATAAGTTTCTACTATATCCTTGTGAAAAAATAAGAACCCTGGTAAATCTTGACAAATGTTTTCTTCCTTTTCTATATAACTTCTTTCTATTTCAACCATTTTTTCAAAATCATGTTGCGCTTTTTCCCTCTTTTTCTTTAATTCACTAAGAAGTTCTGTAGAATTTGATTTGTTTTTAATCCTATGATATTCTAATGAATCATTTGCTCGCATAACTTTTTTGTACTCATTCTCTCTTCTTGTCTTATCTTTAGATAATTTCAACTCTTTCATAGCCTTTTCTAACTCTGACATATATTCATTCTTCTTATCATTTAATGTATTAATATACTCTGCATTATCACTAGAAGAACACTTGTCAATAATTTCTTGAATATTACTCTTCAGGAAGTTTATACGTTGATTAAGTAATTCCTGATTCTCCATCTTTGTTATCTATTATAAACCAATATTATTATTCATTTTTTTAAACGTTAAAGAAAGGATTCATTATTCATTTTTTTAAACGTTAAAGAAAGGATTCATTATTCATTTTTTTAAACGTTAAAGAAAGGATTCATTATTCATTTTTAAATTTGACCAATTCTATACAGAAAAATTTACAAAGTTTTTTAACATATTCTATATCTTTATATTCATCTTTATAAATAATTTTACGTATTTTTGTAGCTGACAATAATTTAATACAATCTTTACAAGGACTTAAAGTTGAATAAAGAATAGCGTCTTCAAATTTACTTTGAGCATATAGAACAGCATTTGCTTCTGCATGGATGACTATCTGATGGATATAGTCTCTATCGGTCCAATCAATCGACGAGTCATCCATACCAGCACATATTGAATTATAACCTGTGCTTATAATACGATTATCCTTTAATGATACTAAAACAGCTCCAACTTGAGTTTTGGGGTCTAAAGACCTGGTCTTAACTACATCAGCAATGTTCATAAAATATTGGTCCCATGTAATTCTATTAGACATGTTATAGTTTGATATTATATGTATGTTAAATTAAATTCAATTAATTTTAATGCGTGGTTAATTTTGAAAAAGTAATTTCTAGATATAGTAATATATGATTCCAGACAAACTGTTTATTAACCTAAAAATTCTTAGTAAGATTCAGAAGAACGGAAGAATTTCTAGAAGTAGTGATGGTATCATTGCATTAGAACATGAATCATTTTATCAATCTATCAAACGATTTGTTACTAGTGATAGCAGAAGACAATCTGTATTTGAGATTAACAGTATTATAAATGAAACAATTGAATGCATGAACCATATTGTTAATTCAAAATTCATGAATAAAATGTATAGCAATACAGATGAATATTATAAAAATTGTGAAACATTAGGATTACTTTTAAAAGAATTATCATCAGCTAAAGTTGGTATTGAGAACCTCAAATTTACATATTCAGCAGACCCTAATGTCAACTCACAATTAGATATTTTAATAATTAAAATTAATAGCTCCATAAAGGACATGCAGCATAAATTAGCATACTTCCAGTCATTTTTACCAGATGCTTATAAACAAGAGTTTGAAGCACCTCAATCTACACCAAGTTATTTTATCAACGAAGGTAAACATACAACCCCTTCAACACCACAACCTCAACAACCAAACTCATATACTGAACAATTTATGGAAACACATTTTGCACAAGAACAAAATGCAAATTTTTTAAATACACCAGAAATGAGCGATGAATTAAATAATACACATAGCATCATTGATATGAATAATATGGATTCTGTTATTTAATTGAATCCTGTTTCTGTTATTTAATTGAATCCTGTTCTGTTATTTAATTGAATCCTGATTCTGTTATTTAATTTGAATTCAAAATTGATTTAATTTTTTTTCTGAGTATAATATAATATGAAATCATTAGATTATACTTTAGAATCACTGCCAGGTAGTCAGTTAGAGTTGCCAAATGCAACATTGCCATTAGCTAATCCTAAACCGATTTTACAACAAACAAAAAGTCAAATAACAACAAATCCATTTATTCAAGAAACAGGTTCTGATGAACCTATTTTCAACCCAACATTTAATCAAATTAACGAGAATGTATCTGTTGCTTTTATTGGTATTTTAGATGATTTATTTAATAAACCAGATAATGAATCTTGGAATACATACCTTCCAAAAATTTTATCTAAGGAAAATAGATATAACTATATCGCTGTGTTAATATTTTTCATAGCATTATACATTTTATTAGTCAAATAATTACCCTTGTTCTGGAGGAAATATAAAAGGGTCGCCAGTAAAAAAAGATGGACCACGCATAGTGTTATAATTTGCTCTTTCTAGGAATGTTATACGGTCTTGTAAAAGACTAATCATATTATGTAATTCGTTAACTTTTCTTTCCAATAGTTTAATTCGAGCTTCATGTTCTTCTTTTTCAGATTTAATTGCTCCATCAATATAATGAAGAGGCTCATCTAAAAAATTATTTTCTTCTTTTTTATCCATGTTTAAATAGATAAATAAGAATAACTTTAAATTCATTATACATACATATGTAAATAACTTGTATCATCATATTTTGATTCTAAGCAATTATCAATAAATGTTTTTGTAATATGTACAGTTTCTGTAGTTTGAATGTTTAGTAATGCTAAATTATCATTTACATCTTGACAAATATTTTCTGAGTTGGTAACACTTAAAGCTGAATCTCTATACTGACCAGTTAACAAGAGATAATTAATTCTATTAAATAATTTTTCCAAACATTTTCTTAACTGCCTAACACCTTCTTCTTTAGGTACTTTTGCTTCAATAATATACTTAAGTAATTCGTTATCTAGATTAATATACTTATCTTTTTTAATATTGAGTGTGTTAATAATATCTGGAATCATTTTTTCAGATGCAATTGTTACTTTTGCATCAGAACTTGGTGAATCAATATAAATGATTTTCATTCTATCTGATACAATTCTATCGACTTTATCTGCATCATTGAATGCTATAACAAATAAACATTTACTCATATTAATATTAATATTTGAAAGATAATTATCTTGAAATTTATTGTTCTGTTCTTCATCTAACAAGTGAGTAAGAATACCATTTATTTCACGACCTTTATGTTCACTAATTTTATCAATTTCATCCAAATAAATAATAGGATTCATACATCCAGCATTTGATAAAATTTCTACAAACTTTCCTGGCTTAGAACCAACATATGTTTCGGAATGACCTGTTAATACACTAACGTCATTTAATCCACCAAAATTAATTTGGTAAAAAGGTAATTCCAATGCTTCAGCTAATGTTTTCAAAATAACTGTCTTAGCACAACCTGGTGGACCACATAATGCCAAAACATGACCCTTACTATGTGGGTTTGAAACTTTTCTTGCCAAGAACTCCATAATTTCATCCTTAACCTTATCCATGTTATGAACTTTTTTATCAAGGTGTTCTCTGACCATTTTGAAATAATTATTAATTTTATCATAAGAGTCTGATGCTCTAACTTTAAATGGTTTGTACTTTCCAAACGGAATATTCAATACTGTTTTTATCCATGCTTTACCCTTAGCATAGTCACTATTTCCTAATTTTTGAATACTTTCATATTTATCTAATAAAAATACCTTGGTTTCAACATCAACATTTAATAACATAATTTGTTGTTTTAAATCTAAAGTTGAATCTTCCAACTTACGCTTTTTTTTGAATAAACTTATATCTTTTTCAACATTTTTTATACGTCTTTTTAATTTATTTTGATTGTCATCATAGTCATTTTCTGTATCTGAAACATTTCGTTTTTTTCGAGTTAGTCCAGGTGGAGGTGGCATGTCTAAAATTGGCACAGGTGCAAGAAGACTAGGTAATTGAACAGGACTTGGTTGAAATAAACTCGATGGAATGTAATTTGAACTTGATGGGTCAGGAAACCATGGAAGAGGATACATATCCTTTAGTTCAATCCAGTAAATTTCTTCAGGATTACGTGGATTAACTAATTCATCCGCTACATGATTCATGACACATACATAATAATTCATTTGATTAGTAAAAGAATCGTAAATAGTAACAACGTCACCACGTTGATAATTAACGTTGATTGACCATTCGCCTTTAATCATTTTAATATTGAACACTTCTAATATTAAAATCGATAAAATAATAATTCATTTTTTATTTTCTATAAATAGCTAATTTTCTGTTAATGATTTGGGCTTTTCTGGTATAGTTTCAATAGGTCTAATTTTATTCATTATAAAATAAAATGGATTTTTAACAGTATCATATACAGTTTCTATAAAAGAAATATGCTCATTCATATTGTCAGTACCATTTTTTAAATATTCTATATCTTTTTCTAAATTAATCATTCGTGTTTCAATAGCATTTAATCTTGTAATAATATCATCAAGCTTATTTAATACGATATCTCCTTGCTCCATTTATAATACCGTAATAAATTAAATAAATTATTAGAACAATCATAAGTAAATCGAATA